CTTCTTCTCTTCTCCAGCGGGATTTTTTCTGAAAACTATCGGAGGTTATTCATGCCTGATACGTGGAAGAAAATACCAGGTTTTTCTCAATATTCTGTATCTAGTTCCGGAGAAGTTCGGAATGATGTACGAGGCTTGATAAAAAAGCCGTTTGTCGCTAGTAATGGTTATGCGAATGTTGATTTGTATCGAGATGGGAAGAGATATAAATTTCGGATTCATCGTTTGGTAGGAGAATTGTTCGTTCCTAATCCGGACGAATTAGATTTTGTAAACCATAAAGATGGAAACAAATTAAATAATGATTATTCTAATTTGGAATGGGTTACGGCTAGTTATAACATGAAACATGCTTATTCTACGGGTTTGGCCAAACCTAGTAGGGGAATGCTTGGCAAAAAGAATCCGAACGGAGGTCGAAAGGGACATCCCGTTCGAGTGCTTGAAACCGGCGAAGAGTTTCCTAGTATTACTGCTTGCGCTAAGGCTATTAACGGAAATGATAGGCATATTTGTGATTGCTTGTCTGGTCGTCAATCTTTTCATAAAGGATATTCGTTTGAATTGATTTAAAAGCCGGAATGGCGGAATTGGCATACGCAGGAGACTTAAAATCTCTCGTCATATTTGACTTGTGGGTTCGAATCCCACTTCCGGCACCATTTCTTAACATTCTCCTGAACAATTCAGGGGGGGGGTAACCACAAATGTACCAATATCCAGATTATTTAATGCACCACGGCATCAAAGGCATGAAGTGGGGTGTACGTAAAGCTAAGCGGAAGGTTAGGAAGGCCAAACGCCTTCAAGGTTATGCTAATGATGAGAAAGCATATCGAAAAGAATTAAAACGTTACGGAATTGATCATCCGGATGTTGTTGAAAGAGCAAAAGATGAATATGAGTGGCAGAAAGAAACTTATCCGCATAGTTCTAGAGGACTTACTCTTAAATATCTGCAAAAAGTAGCGTATGATGATTTAATGGCTTCGTCGAAAGAATCACAAAAGAATTATGAAGCACGGGCAAAAAAGCTAATCGATAAGTACGGATCAAAAGTCGTTTAAAAAAACTAAGGAGTAAACCAAATGCTACTTGAAGATACTGCAATCAAGTTTAAGTCTCAGTACAAGAATTTGATTGTCCCTTTTAACGAGAATCAACTTCAGCCTTGTAGTTATGACTTGACTCTCGATAAAGATCTACTAACTTTCGAGTTCGCATCGAATTCATGTCCGCCAGACGCATTTATCACGGCTTACGACAAACAAGTTCATGGCATCGATTATCAATCGATTGATCTTTCTACTATCAAAGATGAGATCTATGTTCTTCAGCCAAATCAGTTTATCATTGCCTCGACGCAAGAGACAGTAAACATGCCGGATGACATTGCCGGCCGATTTGAGGGAAAGTCTTCTCTAGGCCGTCTTGGACTCACCACCCATGTCACGGCAGGTTTTATTGACGCTGGTTTTTCAGGTCAGATCACACTCGAGATGAAGAACGAGAATCGCTTTCCGATTTGGATTAAGCGAGGAATGAAGATCGGACAAATCTGCTTCTTCAAAATGAATGGTCGAGCAAGGCATCCGTATGGATCCGAAGGTCTCGGCTCACATTACAACAATCAAAATGGACCAACTCCCGCAAGGTCTTAATTATTTCTAAGCTTACTCACAGAGGGCCTCTGGTCTTTCACAACTAAACAGGGATGTGGTGACCCCTGGCTCCTTTCAAGAGGGTACTGAAAAGTATCTGGAAACTCTAGAGGTTCTCCATGAGTAAGCTTACGATTAACTAAGAAAGTATGAGGTGAGTTACGTGGCAAAGAGTAAAAGGCAAGTAAAACCGGCCTTGACTCCTGAAGAACAAGAGAATCGTTTAATTGCTGAAGCTACTGATTTGGCAGAACGCAAGATTCTTGATGGCACGGCGTCTCCTCAGATTGTGGTTCACTACTTAAAACTCGGAACAGCCAAGGCAAAACTCGAGAACGAGAAACTTCAGGAAGAGAATCGACTTCTTAAAGCTAAGACTGCTAATCTTGAGTCGCAGAAGCGTTCGGAGGAGTTCTACCAGAAGGTTCTCGCAGCGATGCGTGATTATTCTGGTGTTGATGATGGAGAGATAATCGATGAGTATTAGAACTTACTCAGAACTTATCGAGATTCCATCCTTTAAAGAACGTTATGAGTATCTAAGGCTTGATGGAAAAGTTGGAGAAGATACTTTTGGTTGGAGTCGATATCTAAATCAAGCATTGTATACCTCTGACGAATGGAAAAGAATAAGACGTCAAGTCATACTTCGTGATAACGGATGCGATTTAGCAGTTGAAGGTTTTGAAATTCAAAATAGACTTTTGATTCATCACATCAATCCTATAACTGCTGAAGATATAGAGAATTGTTCTCCGGTAATATTTGATTTGGACAATCTTGTTTGTTGTTCGCATAATACTCATGAGGCAATCCATTACGGGAATGCAAATCTGCTTCCATCTGATCCAGTTATGCGAAGACCGAATGATACTTGTCTATGGAGGTGATTCTGTATGAGCCTTTCTAATTCGGCTACTCCAATTTATTATGGCAAATTTCGTGATGCTGTAATTCGAGGAGAAATTCCTGTTTGTCGAGAGATCTCCATGCAGATGAACCGAATTGATAATATGATCCGAGATCCCGGATTGTACTACGATGACAAAGCCATTAATGGTTTTGTGCATTTTTGCGAGAATGAGCTAACTCTTACTGATGGTAGTGATCTTAAGTTACTAGATACCTTCAAACTTTGGGCCGAAGATGCTCTTAGTTGGTTTTATTTCGTAGATCGAACCGTTTATCAACCTGGTCCTGATAACCATGGCGGAGTTTATGTAAAGAAACGAATAAAGAAGCGTCTTATCAATAAGCAGTATTTGATCGTTTCTCGTGGTTCGGCTAAGTCAATGTATGCTGCTTGTATGCAAGGATATTGTCTCACAGTCGACACTTCTACTACTCAGCAGATTGTTATGGCTCCAACAATCACACAGACTGAAGAAACACTTAGTCCTATTCGAACGGCAATCACCCGAGCCAAAGGTCCATTATTTCAATTTCTAACTGATGGTAATCTGGCTAATACCGCTGGAAGTTTGGCCGATCGAAAGAAACTCTCATCCACCAAGAAGGGTATTGAGAATTTCTTGACAAACTCTATCATTGAAGCTCGACCGATGTCGATCGAAAAGGTTCAGGGAGCTAAGCCAAAGTTCTCTTCAATTGACGAATGGCTTTCTTGCGATGTTAGAGAAGATGTAATTGGCGCTTTGGAACAAGGAGCATCTAAGAATGACGATTACTTGATTCTTGCCATCTCTTCTGAGGGTACGGTTCGTAACGGTGCCGGTGATACAATCAAAATGGAATTGATGGACATACTCAAAGGTGAGTATGAGAATCCACACGTGTCCATTTGGTATTACAAACTTGACAGCATTGAAGAAGTGGCCGATCCTTCTATGTGGATGAAGGCCGCTCCCAACATTGGTAAGACTGTTTCTTATGAGACTTACCAGCTTGATGTTGAGCGTGCTGAGAAGGCTCCCTCTACTCGAAACGATATTCTTGCTAAGCGTTTCGGCATTCCTATGGAGGGCTACACGTATTTCTTCACTTACGAAGAAACTCTACCTCATAAGCCACGAAATTTCTGGCAGATGCAATGCTCTATGGGAGCGGATCTCTCCCAGGGTGATGACTTCTGTGCATTTACGTTCCTGTTTCCTCTTCCTCGAGAAAAATATGGAATTAAGACTCGATGCTACATTTCGTCAGACACGATGGCTAAACTTACTCCTGCAACAAGGATCAAGTATGAAGACTTCTTAAGAGAAGGTTCTTTGATGGTTCTCGATTGCGTCGCTTTGGATATGAATGAAGTTTACAACGATCTAGATCAGTATATTGCCGATAACGAATACGATGTTACCTCTTTTGGTTATGACCCATATAACGCAAAGGAATTTGTCAATCGATGGGCTACCGAGAACGGTCCTTTCGGTATCGAGAAAGTTATTCAAGGTGTTAAGACTGAGTCAGTTCCTCTTGGTGAGTTGAAGAAACTTGCTGAGAATCGAGCTTTGCTATTCGACGAATCTTTGATGGAGTTTTGCATGGGAAATGCAATTGCTTTGGAAGATACTAATGGTAATCGCAAGCTGTATAAGAAGCGTCATCAAGATAAGATTGACTCGGTAGCAGCAATGCTTGATGCATATGTAGCATTTAAGCTCAATCGAGATTCTTTCGAATAGAGAGGTAACAAAATGTACCAATATCCAGACTACCTTATGCACTACGGTATTCCAGGAATGAAATGGGGAGTTCGTAAAAATAGAACTTCTGTTGGAAAGAAACCAACGAGACGAAAGAAACGTCAGGATTCGTATTCTAGGGATTACTTAGATTCAAAGCCTTTACGGTCTAAGAGCTATAAGCAATTGTCAACTTCCGAAATGCGAGAGTTAAATAAACGGCTAGAAGCGGAATCGCAATATCGCAGGTTAAACCCAAAGGGGTTTGATAAAGGTATGGCAATAGCGAAAAAAGCCATTGCTATTGGTGGAACTGCTGCTGGCGTATATGCATTAAGCAAAAACCCTTGGGTTCCCGTTGGCGAGGACTTGATAAAACATGTTGGAAGGTATTTGGTATAGTATGAATTATAAAGATGATTATTTAGCTCACTATGGCATCATTGGTATGAAATGGGGACAACGTCGAGTTCGAGTTAATCAAGCAAAAGCTGGACGAGCTAAAAAGTTGGGTAATAAAGAAGCCTATTCTAAGTATTCTTCCAAGGCCAATCGAATAAAGCAAAGACATGTTCGATTGTCTGGAGGCAAGAAAGCCTACAATTATACAAAGAACGAGAGTCTTGGTAAATCTTTGGTTAAGGCGGTTTTGTTTACTAGATATGGCGCTATGAAGTATAACGAGTTTCGGTCTAATGGCGAAAGTCAAATGAAATCCGGAGTTAAAGCCGTGACATATGGATTTGCTAATAATGCGACTGGTAATTTGCTTATATCAACTGTTGAACCAAGGCTTCGAAACTAGATCGGTGATTTTATGGCTGAATCTTTTAGGACAAGACTTCAACACGCCTGGAACGCTTTCAGTAATCAAGAGACTGCTGACTATAGGTATTCTACGTCTGTTGGGTCTTCTTATGGTTATCGGCCAGATCGTGTCGGGATATCTATCGGATCAGAGCGTACCATAATCAACGCTATCTACAATCGAATAGCGGTTGATGTTGCGGCTACGACTTTTATGCATGTTCGTGTAGACGAGAATAAGCGTTATAAAGAAGAGATTAATTCTGGTTTAAACTATTGTCTTAACGAAGAGGCAAATATCGATCAGACAGCAACAGCTTTTATGGCAGATATTGCTTATTCTCTTCTAGAAGAAGGATGTATCGCAATTGTTCCAATTGATACTACGTTGGATCCATTTGTCACTGGGTCATATGATATCAATTCTATGCGACGAGGAAAAATCGTTGGTTGGCATCCGAAGCATGTTGATCTCGAAGTTTATAACGATAATTCGGGAATAAAACAGCAAATTACCATGCCTAAATCGGCGGTAGCTATTATCGAAAATCCGTTTTATGCTGTTATGAATGAGCCTAATTCTACTTTGAAGCGACTTGTTTACAAGCTAAAACTACTTGATGATGCGGACGCAAAGGCTAACTCATCGAAGCTTGACGCTATCGTTCAGTTGCCGTATACAATTCGTAACGAATCTCAAAAGAAGCGTGCTGAAGATCGTAAGCGTTCTCTTGTAGACCAGCTCGAGAATTCCAAGTATGGTGTTGCATACATTGATGCTACGGAAAAGTTTACTCAACTTAATCGTTCTGTTGAGAATACTCTTCCCGAGCAGATTAAGACGCTTACAGATCAGTTATATTCTCAGTTGAGTCTTGATGTCACAGTGCTTAATGGTACAGCTACTGATTCTACAATGAATAATTATTATCAGCGAACAGTTGCGCCAGTCGTTAAGGCAATTCGCGATGCTATGAATTGCAAATTCTTGACAAAAACTTCTCGAACTCAAAATCAGCAGATTATGACGTTCCAAGATCCGTTCAAGTATATGACTGTGACACAGATTTCTCAGATGGTGGATTCGTTAAGTCGTAACGAGGTTCTTACGGGTAACGAGTTCCGCACAGCTCTTGGTTTTAAGCCTTCTGAAGAGCCTAGTGCTGACGAGCTTCGTAACAAGAATCTTATTGATCCGAATGCCGATTACGGTTCTTCGTCTGACGAAGATTATTATCCCGATGACGTATCTGACGTCGAAAATCAAAATGGAAGTTATCAGTAAAGATATAGCACTTACTCGATAATTCTATTTATACGTATTGTAAATAAAACTACAAATGTAAAGGAGGAATCATATGAAGTACGATTTTTCAGGTTATGCAACACGCAACAATATTAAGTGTTCTGATGGTCGCGTTATTATGCGCGATGCATTTAAGGATAATGACCACAAGAAGGTGCCTCTTGTTTGGCAGCACGATCACATGTCTCCGGATAATGTGTTGGGTCATGCCATGCTCGAGAATCGAGAAGATGGCGTTTATGCTTATGGCTGTTTTAACGATACTCCATCTGGTTTAAATGCTAAAGAGTTGGTTAAGAACGGAGATGTTCGAGCGCTTTCTATTTACGCGAACAAGCTTAAGCAGGATGGTGCTAACGTTATTCACGGAGCAATTCGCGAAGTAAGCTTGGTTCTTGCTGGGGCAAATCCTGGAGCGTATATCGATACGGTTATGGTTCATTCAGATGGTGACGAGGAAACAGAAGACGCTGAGATTTGCTTTAATCTTAACAGCAATCCTGTAATTTATCATTCTGATGACGAAAAGGATGACTCTAAGAAAAAAGATAATCCCGACAAGGGAAATAAAGACGATAAGAAGGACGAAGATATGGGCGACTCTAAGACCAATCAGGGCAATGGTTCCGATAAGACTGTTCAGGATGTTATTAATTCTATGACTGATGAGCAGAAGAATGTTCTGTACACTCTTGTTGGCATGGCTGCTGATGGTTCTTTAGATAATGAAGGTGATGATAATATGAAGCACAATGCTTTTGAGGATGAGGATGACACCATGGCTCATTCTATTGATTTTGATGAGATTCTTCGAGACGCAAAGCGTTGCGGTTCTTTGCGTGACTCGGTGATGCAGCATGGTCTTGAGGATGTTAGCTATGCTGATTATCTTGAGCATAGCGGTGGTAAGGCAACCTACGGCATCGATCAGATCGATACTCTGTTCCCCGATTTCAAGAGCCTTAACACTCCTCCCGCATTTGTTTCCCGCAATATGGACTGGGTCAAGGTCGTAATGAACAGTGTCTCGCATACGCCGTTCTCCCGAATCAAGTCTGTGTTTGCTAACATTACTGCTGACGAGGCGCGTGCTCGAGGCTATACTAAGGGTAAGAAGAAGCTTGAGGAAGTCTTCACTCTTCTTAAGCGTACCACTACCCCGCAGACTATTTATAAGAAGCAGAAGTTCGATCGAGACGACGTTCTCGATATTACCGAGTTCGATGCCGTTGCCTGGGTTAAGGGCGAGATGCGCACGATGCTTGATGAGGAAATCGGTCGTGCTATTCTTGTCGGCGACGGTCGATCTGATTCCTCCGATGATCGTATCTTCCCGACTAACATTCGACCGGTTTGGCAGGACGATACTTTCTATACCATCCGTGCTCAGGTTGACACTAAGGGTCTGACCACTGAGGAAGCTAAGACCGAGGCAATCATCAAGGCCATTATTCGTTCTCGTAAGAATTATAAGGGTTCTGGCAACCCGGTGTTCTATACCACCGAGGATGTTCTTACCGACATGCTTCTTCTTGAGAATCAGATCGGTGACGTTAAGTATAAGACGAAGCAGGAGCTGGCTAACCGTCTGCGCGTTTCCGACATCGTGACTGTCGAGGTTATGGAGGGTCTGTCTCGTAAGGGTGATGCTAGCAAGGGCGACGTGACTGCTTCTGCTACCAAGGATCTGAACCTTGTTGGCCTTATCGTCAACCTTAAGGACTACAACGTTGGTGCTGATAAGGGTGGTGCAGTGTCCATGTTCGACGACTTCGACATTGACTACAACCAGCAGAAGTACCTGATCGAGACTCGTTGCTCTGGCGCTCTGATTAAGCCCTATGCAGCTATCTCGGTTGAGACGTTCGATTCTACCGCTGCGTAGAATTAATCAAAATGGGAGTAACGAATGACAAAGTATTATGGTGCTATTGGATTCGCCTCTAGTGTGGAGAGTTCTCCTGATGTTTGGACGGAAGCGATTACTAAACGTAATTATTACGGAGATGTGATTCGTAACATTCGCCGTCTTGATGGAACCGAATTCGTTAACGACAAGGTAGTTGTTAATAACTCGATTAGCATTGTTGCAGATGCTTATGCCAATGAGAATTTCTTTGCCATTCGATATGCTTCTTGGATGGGGAGAAACTGGAAAGTAACTTCGGTTGAGGTCCAGCCTCCCCGTCTTATTCTGACTCTTGGCGGTGTTTACAATGAGTAATAATCGAGACGGACTGAGCAAAATCTTACACGAGATTCTCGGTTCCGATTATGTATATTTCGATCCGCCAGCGTCAGAACGAATGTATTATCCGTGTATTGTCTATCAGCGATCTAGTGGAGATACAGATTTTGCTAATAACGTTGGATATCGTTTCACAAAGCGTTATCAGCTAACTGTTATCTCTAAAGATCCAGACGTTAGTTCAAGGATAATAGATAAACTTGCAAAGCTTCCTATGTGTACATATGATCGTCATTATACGTCGGATAATTTGCATCATGACATTTTTAATCTTTATTATTAAGGAGGAAACACATGACTTCTAAAGCCCTTACTTGGGATGATGACGGTAAGCGTTTCTTTGAGAACGGTACTGATCGAGGCGTTCTGTATCCTAAGAACACTTCTGGTTACGCAGCTGGTGTTGCTTGGAACGGTTTGACGGCTGTTACTGAGTCTCCTGATGGCGCAGAGCCTACGGATTTGTATGCCGATAATAGTAAGTACGCCGTTATGCGTTCGGCTGAGACTCTTGGTTTCACGATTGAGGGTTACACCTATCCTGATGAGTTTGCTGCCTGCGATGGTACTCGTCAGGTCGCTAAGGGTGCTTACATTGGTCAGCAGACTCGTAATTCTTTCGGTTTCTGCTATCGTACTCGCATTGGCAATGATGTCAATTCTGAGCTTGCCTATCGACTTCATATCTATTATGGTTGTACTGCTTCTCCTTCTGAGAAGAATTACGAGACTGTTAACGATTCTCCGGATGCTATGACACTTTCTTGGGAGTGCACGACTACGCCTGTGTCTATTGCTGGCTTTAAGCCTACCGCCAGTATCATGATTGACTCTCGCTACGCTGACGCTTCAAAGCTTGCTGCTCTCGAGAAGATTCTTTACGGTTCTGAGACTGCCGACGCATCTCTTCCCGATCCTCAGACTATCATTACTACACTTGGTGCAGCCGAGGCAGTATCGCTTTCTGATATGTCTACTGAGAATACCGAGAAGTCTGTAATTTAGTCAAAATGGAAGTAATCTTTTAAGGAGTTATTACTATGCTTAAGAAGTCTATTACGTATGTTGATTATAACGGCTGCGAGCGTACTGAGGATTTTTACTTTAATCTTAATAAAGCCGAAACCCTCGGTTATATTATCGGATTTGAGGGCGGAATCGAGAGTTTTATCGAGAAAGTCGTAAAGGAAGAAGACGTAAAGAAGCTTTGGGATATTTGGTCTGACTTTATCCTTAGGTGTTACGGAGAAAAGTCTTCTGATGGTCGACGCTTCATCAAGAATAAGGAACTTTCCGAGGCTTTTTCACAGACCGAAGCCTATACTAATCTTGTTATGGAGCTTATGTCTAGCACTGGTGCTGAGAATGCTAAGTTTGTAAACGCCGTTGTTGCTGATGTTGAGAAGGATCCGAATAAGAAGGCTCTTATTGACTCTTTTAAAGTTGTAGAGTAATCATAGTTACTTCTTAAAGGAGGTGAAGCGAATGCTTGAAATAAAGATTCCTGATTCTGAGTTTTTTGATGATGAAACTAATGAATTCTTTACGGTTAACGGTGGGACGTTACTTCTTGAGCATTCGCTTCTTTCCATCTCCAAATGGGAATCGAAATTTTGTAAGCCGTTTATTGTTGATGGTGAGCATCCATACGACGAAATGATCGAATACATAAAATGTATGACAATTAACAAAAACGTCGATGAACGTTTATACGAAATTATTGACGTTGAAAGTTATAACAAAATCATAGAGTATATAAATGCTCCGATGACTGCGACTGTGATAAAAGATGTTCGATCGAATAATAGATCTTCTTCTTTCATCACAAACGAAGTCATATATTATTATATGACGGCTCTAAATATTCCATTTGAATGCGAAAAGTGGCATTTTAATCGGTTACTTACTCTTATTAATGTTTGTTCGCAAAAGAACGCTCCTCCAAAGAAAATGTCAAAAGATGATGTTCGTAGACGTTACGCCGAATTAAACGCTAAGCGCAGAGCAGCAATGAATTCCAAGGGATAATCTTATGTCTTCTATGATCCGAATTGTACAAAAAGGGGATTTTAAGAAAACTGAGAAATTCCTTAAGGCCATGTCTAAAAGAAAATATTTACAGATCTTTAACAAGTACGGGCAAAAAGGGGTTCAAGCTCTTTCTGGTGCTACCCCAGTTGATTCTGGAAAAACTGCATCTTCTTGGAATTATGAGATTCACGGAACATCAATTTATTGGACTAATAGCAACATCAACAAAGGTGTTAACATTGCCGTAATTTTACAATACGGACATGGTACTAGAAATGGTGGGTATGTCCAAGGAAGAGACTACATCAATCCTGCGATAAGGCCCATTTTTGATTCTATGGTAGATGAAATTTGGAAGGAGGTTACGTCAGCATGAGTAGTGTCGACAATCGAGTTGTCGAAATGCAATTCGAAAATAAACAATTTGAGAGCGGCGTAGCCACCACCATTTCATCCGTTAAGAAGTTAAAAGAAGGTCTTAACTTTAAGGATTCTGCAGAATCTCTTAAGAATTTAGGATCCGTCTCCAAAAACGTAGATATGTCGAATCTCATTGGAGCAGTTGAGTCAATCAAAGATAGATTCTCGACGCTTGGTATTATCGGCATGACCGTTCTTCAGAACATTGCTAATAAAGCAATAAGTGTTGGAAGCACGTTAACTAAATCACTTACTTTACAGCCTATTACAGATGGTTTCTCTGAGTATGAGACTCAGATGAATGCTATTCAGACTATTCTTTCTAACACTCGTTCGGAAGGAACAAATATCCAGCAGGTTAATGCGGCATTAGATGAGTTAAACCATTATGCAGACCAGACCATCTATAACTTTACCGAGATGACTCGAAACATCGGTACATTTACTGCCGCTGGCGTGGATCTTAATACTTCAGTAAACGCCATTCAGGGTATTGCCAACCTTGCCGCTGTTTCTGGTTCTAATTCTCAACAGGCAAGTACTGCTATGTATCAGCTTTCTCAGGCACTTGCTACCGGTACGGTTAAGTTGATGGACTGGAACTCGGTTGTTAATGCTGGTATGGGCGGTCAGGTATTTCAGGACGCTCTTAAAGAAACTTCTAAAGAACTTGGAACTGGTGCAGAAGCAGCCATTAAAGCCAATGGCTCATTCCGAGAATCTTTACAGACTGGGTGGTTAACCAGTAAGGTGCTTACTGAAACTCTTAAGAAGTTTACAACTTCTGGAGCGATGGAATGGGTCGCTAATTATTGTGACGTTTCTAAAGATGCAGTCCAATCGGCCTACGATCAGGCATACGCCAATTCGAAGGCTACTGATACTATCGGGAAGCAGAAAGATGCTATTGACGGTTGTGCTGAAGCTTTGGCTAAGCAGACTGGAAAATCGAAAGATGCAATTAAAGAAACTTTATCCCTTGCTTATGATGCTCAGGATGCCGCAACTAAAGTAAAAACCTTCTCACAGTTGATTGATACTTTGAAAGAGGCTCTCGGTTCTGGCTGGACTAAGTCTTGGCAGATTATGATCGGCGACTTCGAAGAAGCTCGAGAAATGTGGACGAATGTTTCGGTCGTACTTTCTGATATGATTAACAGATCGGCTGATGCTCGAAATGCTCTACTGCAGGATTGGGCAAATCTTGGTGGACGAAAAGCTATTATCGATGGAATTGCTACGGCCTTCAATAATATCGTCTCAGTAGCTGGAGCTGTCAGTAAAGCCTTTCGAGAAGTATTCCCGCCAGTAACCGCTCAGCAGTTGATGAATATTTCTAACGGGTTTAAAACCCTTATGGAAAATATGAAACCTACGGAAGAGTCTCTTAGTAAGATTAGTCGAATTGCCAAAGGATTCTTTTCTGGATTAGATTTGATAAAAAAGGGACTGATGTCCGTTCTAGGTCCTATAGGGAATTTCGTAGGCTCTAACGGTCTTGGTGGACTAGCTACAAGTCTATTGGATGTTTTAGCGTCTGTTGGCGATTTCGTTACTAGTTTAGACGAAGCGGCTGATAAGGGAAAGTTTTTTGAGACTATTAGTAGCACATTGGCTACTGGTTTAAATGGTTTAAAAACTGTTCTCGATAATATCGGCGGAGGCTTTGATAACTTTACAGGCAAGATCGATACGATCGTTGGAAAGTTTAAAGATTTTATTAGTTCTGCTATTGAGCCGTTAAAAAACGTTTTGACTTGGCTTAAAGAAAATATTAGTTTAAACGATATTTTTAGTGGACTTATTGCCGGATCGATAGTAAAGGCTTTTAGTAATATTGCTGGAGTATTTCAGAAGATTCAGGACGCTATTGATGACTTTACTGGCGATGGAGGAGAGAAAGTTAAGGGTATAAAAGAATCGATTACGGATCTTTTAGGAACTCTTGGTGATACTCTGCAAACATTTCAGACGCAAGTAAAAGCTACATCGCTTCTTGAGATAGCGGCAGCTGTCACTCTTCTCGTTTCTTCCTTGGATACTTTGTCTGACTTAGACGCAGGTCAGGCGATTAGTGGTGTGGCGGTTATTGGTGTTCTTATGAAAGAGCTCAATATGTCGTTAAGATCTATTTCGGGAATGGATTCCAAGGGTGTTATAAAATCTGCGGCAGCTATGATTCTTGTAGCAAAAGCTGTAAATACTCTCTCAAAAGCTATTGCTTCTGTTGGATCCTTATCTTTTAGTCAAATCATAAAGGGTCTTGGCGGAGTATCAGCTTCTTTATTTGGTCTAAGTAAAGCAGCGCAGGCTATTGGTAAAACCAAAGTTAGTTTGAAGAGTTCGATAGCCGTTTTGGCTCTAGCCGAGGCATGTAAGATTTTGTCTAATGCTGTCGAAAAAATCGGATCTATGAATTTTAAATCCATGGTTAAGGGCGTTGGTGGAATCGGTGTTGTTTTAACAGAACTTGTTGGAGCAACAGTAATTCTTGACAAATTTACTGGTGGAAAAGGCGCTGTGACCGGAGCGGCTGCAGTTTTGATTCTTGCTCAGGCTCTTTCTAAAATCGGACCGGCGTTGGAGTCGGTTGGCAATTTGTCATGGGATCAAATCGGAAAGGGTTTGACTGGAATTGGACTTGCTCTTGCTGAGATGATCGCTGTGGTTGCAGTATTAAGCAATACAACCGGAATTGATGGAGGTATTACTAGTGCTGCTGCAATACTTATTTTAGCATTAGCGCTTAAACCAATCGGAGACGAGTTGACCGCTTTGTCTGGTCTTTCTTGGGATCAGATCAAAACCGGTTTAGCAGCAATGGGTGGCGCATTAGTCGAATTGGTTATTGCCTTAAGCGTTGCTGGACTGAGCGGACTTAGCGGGTTAATAGGTGCTATCAGTATCGACGTAGTTGCGTTTGGATTGCAATCTATAGCCGATGCTTTGCTAACTTTCGGTTCAATGTCCTGGGATCAAGTTAAGACTGGCTTAGTTTCCATGGGTGGCGCATTAGCCGAATTGGTAGCAGCTTTAAGCATTGCTGGGTTAAGTGGACTTAGCGGTGTTGTTGGTGCTATTGGAATCGATTTGGTAGCGTCGCAAATGGGAACTTTGGCAGACGCACTAGTAAAATTCGGTTCAATGTCCTGGGATCAAGTTAAGACTGGCTTAGTTTCCATGGGTGGCGCATTAGCCGAATTGGTTATTGCCACAGGGACCGAAGGTCTTATGGGTGTTTCAGCTGCTTTGGGAGCAATATCAATTGATACAATTGTTTCGCAATTAGATTCATTAGCAAACGCATTAATCAAATTTGGATCTATGTCCTGGGACGACGTTAGTCGTGGATTAACGTCCATGATTGGAGCTTTAAGCGAGACTGCTCTTGGCGGTCTTCTTAATACTTTCTCCGGTTTTGGTGCTGGAGCTATTTCTGAGATGGCCGAACCGTTAGGAACACTTGCGGATTCCGTTAAGAAGTGGTCAGACGTAACTGTGCCAGATGGATTGGCCGATCAACTTGGTCAGTTGGCTGATGGTGTTGGGAAATTCTGGGCTTCTGGTTGGGGTGCTGGTGCTATTTCCGAAGTAGCTGAGCCTCTCGGAACCTTGGCTTCTTCTGTGTCAAAATGGAGTTCAGTTTCGGTTCCGGAGAACATCGGTACCAGTTTGTCTAGCTTAGCTACAGGTGTTAACTCCTTTACTTTCAGCGGTCTTGCTGGCGGCGGACTATCGGCTGTGGCAGAACCTCTCGGAACGTTGGCTAATTCAGTAAAGAAGTGGTCGGACGTCAAGATTCCTGACGGATTACAAGCCGGATTGCAAGGTCTTGCTACAGGTGTTAGTGCCTTTACTTTCAGCGGTCTTGCTGGCGGTGGAATCGCTTCAGTTGTCGAGCCTCTTGGTAACTTGGCCAAATCCGTTAATAAGTGGAATGATGTTAAAGTCCCTGAAAACATTCAAGGGATGCTTCAGAGTTTAGCTACAGGTGTCAACGCGTTTACTTTCAGCGGATTTGCTGGTGGAGGAATCAGTGAGATAGTCGAACCTCTTAAGAGTCTTGCTGGTGCTGTAACGGCTTGGTCTGGTGTTACCATTCCTGAAGGTATTGGAACTGGGCTTTCTAGTCTTGCAGCTGGTATAAATTCATTTTCTACGGCAAATGCTTCGGCTGGAACATTATCCACTGCTGCTGGTGGTCTTAAGACTTTGGCTGGCGCCGTTACGACTTTAGGTTCTACAGATCTTATCGGTGTGGCAGCAAAAGTCAAGGAATTCGCATCTGCTTTAAGGGATGCACCTACTTCTTTGAGTGGTACCGCTGAAGGCATTGGAACTAGTTTACAGACTGTTGCTAACGCTATTACTTCAAATTCCGCTTTGATCTCTAACGCGTTTACAACTGTTTTGAATTCTGCTACAACCGCTATTACTAATTCTTCCGGTTCGTTTACCACAGCAGCAAACACTATTACTCAAGGTTTTGCTACAGCATTAACCAATGGACTGTCCAGTCAGCAAGGTGCAGCGACCACAGCTGTAACTTCCATCATGGTTGCCATGCAAAATCAGGCGACATCTAGTGGAGCTGCTTCTAGTACCAATTTCGAGAATGCTGGTAAGGCCATGACGACAGCCCTTAAGCGTGGCATTAATAACGGAAAGTCTTCCTGCGTTACTGCTGTGCGTAATGTTGTAAATTCCTGTAAGTCTGCTGTGGATAGTAGTGGTTTCTACACAGTTGGTTTGAATCTTGCCCAGGGAATGGCTAATGGTATCCACGCTGGAGCTTACAAGGCAATTAACGCTGCTGCTAATATGGGTGCTAAGGCGGTTCAAGCTGCTAAGGCTGCCACTGGAGAGCATTCTCCATCAAAACTGACTCATCAGATTGGTCTGTTCTTTGATCAGGGCTTGATCAACGGTATCATTGCTCTTAAGAAGAAAGTCGGCATGACTGCAGCATCAGTTGGTGACATTGCTGTCGCTAAGATGCAAGATTCGATGTCTGGCGCAACTGCGACTCTTACTCCAGTTATCGATTCCAATAATGTTCTTGCTTCCATGAGCAATAAGCGGTTTAAGGTTGATACTCGATTTGTAGGTAGCATTACAAGTCCCATGAGTAATATGCAATCGGCTATTGAGCAGTCTAACCTTGAGACGATGAAATCCAACGCCCAAGTTCTCAATGCTATCAATGAGCTTAATGATAATCTCGGAAGCTATGCTGACGCTGTGGCAAATTCTGAGACTGCTATGTATGTGGATGGTAAGAAACTTGCTTCGTCTATCGCCAAGCCTATGAATCAGCAGCTTGGCGTTCTTTCTAGGAGAGGAGGTCTGGCGTGAGTTACCCAGATTTACCAAACAACCGTCTAATTGTAAACGGTGTTGACCTTTCAATTCGTTTTCAGATGGTTCTGTTGGACGGTTACACGCTGGAGCCTCCTGAGCCTAAGACTTATACGGTTGACATCCCTGGAGGCAACGGAGTCATTGATTTGACCGAGGCGCTTACCGGGGATGTCGTCTATAAGAACCGTAAACAAGAATTCACGTTTGCAGCTATCGACGTAAAGAATTTCGAGAAGGTCAAGACCGAGGTAAGCAACTTCCTCCATGGTCGAGCATTTGATTATACTATGACCATGGATCCTGGCTATACCTACCACGGACGTTTCTCTGTTGATTCCTACAGTCATGAGGCTTATGCAAATGGTCTTCTCGGACAGTTCAAGATTAAGGTTGACGCGAATCCATATAAGTTGAAAGAGCATTGCGCTTATCGGCTCAATGCTACAGGCGGTAAGTTGTATCGTTTTGAGTCTGGTAGGCGACCAGTACACCCAGTCGTCGAAAGTGATGTTGTAACTACAATATCATTTAATGGGAAAGAAGAAACTGTTCCAGCTGGAACGTATAGATTGAATAACGTTATTTTTAAAGACGGATATAACGAACTGTACGTTAATAGTAAAGTTCTAGAATACGTTCGTTGGGATGAGCTTGAAGAACATGGAGCTTATAAATCTACTTGGGACTCACTTAGTTCTATTCGATGGAACGATATTCATAAATTTGCTGTAACAAACGATAATGCGCCACGGTGTTGGAACGATTTGTCTGATACTCGTTGGGATAAATTGTCTAATAAAACATGGAATGATCTGAACTTTACAATCGGAAACGAAGAGACAAAAGTCGTATATCTGACTTACGATTGGGAGGATTTATAATGCCTACACCGAATCTTGGATTGACTCCTATTAATGGAAGCGATTATGTAAACGCTTCAGTGCTTAGTCAAAATTTTGAAATACTCGATAAGCTTGGGTATGACTATGTTGTCGAACAGGGTAAGAGCGGTCAATGGCGATATCGAAAATTTAAAAGTGGAACAGCCGAAGCTTGGGCTAGAATCACTTTCCCCGCAACAACAGATACAGGAATGCTTGAGAGCGGTGTAACTTTTCCCTTTGCATTTTCGGAAGAGCCTTGCGTTAGTGTATGTGGCGGCGTAGAAGGTCGTACTGACGCGCACATTTCTTACTGTAATACATATGGCAGCGGTACGGCACTTGACTGTTATTTGTACAAAGGAACAAATGCTAGTCTTTCTCGATGGGTTTATGTCCATGTTATAGGCACGATTAAAGCTTCTTAAGATTTATTTGGAGGTAGCATGGGTTATAGGGTTCTATATGATAATCAACTTCTTTTCGATCCTTATATGGATGATCGTATAACCGATACGAAACTTTCATCTAAGCTTAATTCCGCATCATATTTCGATTTCACTATTGCACCTACGCATTCTTTATATTCTAAACTTAAAGAACGATCAGGTGAAGTTCGAATATATTTTAACAATCTTATTCTGTTTAAGGGTGAGATTACTAAAATAGAGGAAGACTTTGAGGGAAATTACTCTGTTTCTTGTAAGGGCGTTCTTGATTACTTGACTGCTACTCGAGTTCGCCCGTACTCTACTGTACAAGGAGAACAGCCTTTAACTTGTCCAGCAACGTTTGATGGCTATTTTCAATGGTTGATTGACCAGCACAATTCCAATTGTCTTGACTCACGCAAGCGTTTCTCAGTCGGTGTGAATCAGGGAAATATGCTTGATAAGAATAACTATATCTACCGTTCGTCTGAACAGCGTCCGACAACTGCCTCTGAGATTGAGGACAAGATCCTGAATTCCAATGGTGGCTATCTGTTTGTACATTACCAGGACGATCTGAATATTCTGGATCTTTACGCGGATGTCCATGATGTCAATACTCAGATTATCGACTATGGCGTCAACATGATTGACTTCACCAAGACTACGACGACCGAAGGGCAATACACGGCGGTTGTAGCAACAGGCTATACGCCTAATCCTCCTGAGGGTCAAACCGACGCTAAGATGAAGCCAATCACACTTGATGGCTGCGCAGACGGTGGTACACCCTACTCCTCGACTATCGTCAAAATGGGAGATAGGGTTTACGATGTAGAAGCTGTCAACCGTTATGGTTATCACGAGTATTACGCCTCAAATAGTGACATCAAGACTTACGATGGTCTGCTGTATTATGCTTGCAAGACGCTTAATACCCTTCTGTCTCCGGCTTTGACTATCTCGGTAAAAGCAGTGGACCTTGCCCTCATCATGGGTGAGAAGTATAAGCATCTTCAGCTAGGTCAGGCTGTACGAATTCGTTCTAAGCCCCGTAAAGTCGACGAATACCTCATGGTCAATTCAATCGATCTCGATCTGATGAATCCTGAGAACACTACGTTCGACTTAGGCGCTTCGTATGATACTCTTACCGGTCAGCAGAGCGCATATCTCAAGACACTCAACGCATCCATCAACGCAAGTCTTGATACTGTATCAGCTTTAGGCGACAATGTAAAGAATTCGGCTAAGCTTGCTCAAGAAGCTAAAGATACAGCGAACACCGCTAAGGCTAACGCTAGCTCTGCTGTAGAAAAGGCAAACTCAGCAACCACGAAAGCTAATGATGCGGCAACAAAAGCAGAAAGTGCAACTAACAAAGCTAACGAGGCTACGACTAAAGCTAATCTTGTAGAAAAGAAAGCAGTAGAGGCCAAAAATGCTGCGGATAGTGCCAAACAGGCGGCAGATGAAGCAAGCACTGCTGCTGGCAATGCTCAGACATCCGCTAACAACGCTAACAAAGCAGCTACTGAAGCTAAGAATTCTGCTGACGCTGCAAATACCGCTGCCGGCAAGGCTCAATCAACCGCAAATACCGCTTTAAGTTCTGCTGCTCAGGCAAACAAGGATGTCAGTAACGTCAAGACTCAGATTACCGATATCAACAGAGAAATGACCTCGGTTAAGCAAGACGCTGCTACTCTACGTGACGATTTAACTGGTCAGATTACCACGGTCAAAGAGACTATGGAAGCTGACTATACGAAGAAGTCCGAGCTGAGTGCTACAGAGACAAATCTCAAAACTGAGATTAGCAAATCCGCTGCCGGTCTTCGTACTGAGGTTTCTCAGACATACAGTACGAAGAAAGAGCTTGAGACTACTACTAAGGCAGCTCAGACGGCTCAGAACACCGCAAATACCGCTAAACAGAATGCAGCCACAGCTCAGTCAACGGCTGACGCAGCTAAGAGAGCATCAGAGTCAAATGCATCCGACTTGGCAAATGCCGTCAGTAAATTTAATGGCGACATTTCCGGGCTTAAAGATCAGATCGACGGTGCTATTCAGACCTGGTTCTACGACGGTATCCCTAATGCGTTGACCGAGCCCGAGGTTCATTGGACTACCGAGAAGGATCGTCAGACTCATCTCGGCGACCTTTACTACGACAATAAGACTGGATTCTGTTATCGTTACATGAATCAAAATGGGGTCTATTCTTGGGCTAGGATTAAGGATACTGAGGTCACAAAGGCCTTGGCCGATGCAGCAACGGCTCAGAACACCGCGAATGCTAAGAAGCGTATCTTTATCACTACCCCGAAACCCCCTTATGATATCGGTGACTTGTGGGTTCAGGGATCAACTGGCGATATTATGAATTGTCAGACCCCTAAGATTGCTGGCCAGGCATATGCTGAGGCTGATTGGGTCAAAGCCAGTAAGTATACTGACGATACTGCTGTAAAAAACCTCTCCAATACTGTTGAGAAGACATACGCGACAAAGTCTACCGTGAATCAGCTTAGCGATCGTATCGAGCAGACCGTCAGTAGTGTCGAAGAGGTTCGTACGAATGCCTCTGCTGCTAATACTGCTGCGGCAAATGCTAAGAAGGCTGCTGATGCTGCTAGTGCTGCTGCCAGTACAGCTCAGTCTACTGCTTCTGCTGCGCAATCTAAGGCTAATGCCGCTGCAAGTGCCGCTGCCACTGCTCAGATGGCTGCTGATACGGCTAAGCAGAATGCTACCAATGCTGCTAATGCCGCTGCCACAGCTCAGAGTAAAGCTACTGCTGCTCAGAATGCTGCTGACGCTGCTAAGGCTAATGCATCCGCTGCTCAGAACGCGGCTAATGCTGCTAATGCGGACCTTGCTACAGCTAAGAAGAACCTTGAGACTCTTCAGGGTCGAGCCGATGCGACTGACTCAGAGATTGCTGCGGCTAAGACGGCTGTGAGTAAGGCTCAGAATGCTGCGGACGCTGCCAATAGTGCTGCAAGTAAGGCCAATACAGCTGCTGCTACGGCTCAGAGTACCGCCGATACTGCTAAACAGAATGCTGCTACGGCTCAGTCTAAGGCTAATGACGCGGCAAAGGCTGCTACAACGGCACAGTCTACTGCTGACACTGCTAAGGCTAATGCCGCTACAGCTCAGAACAAGGCTAATGAGGCCGCTAGTGCTGCTAGTACAGCCCAGAATACTGCAAATACGGCTAAGGCTAATGCTCAGAAGGCTCAGGACGATGTTAATGCACTTAAGAACCGTGTAGCCACTGCTGAGACGTCTATTAAGCAAAATAGTGAAGCTATTGCGCTTAGGGCTACTAAGACAGATTTGTATAGTTACACAGAAGGTAATAATCTTTGGAGCAACCAGTGGTTTGATTTAACTAAAGCTCCTATTACTTCTGGCGGATCGTTTCCTTCAAAATCTGATGGAACCGTAGGACTAAGAGGCGGCAACGCGATCATCGTAGATGGACGAGACCATTTTTGTGCGAATGCTTATATTCCATTTGTAGCAGGGCATTCATATCGTATGCAAATGGACGTAAAGGATAAATCGGGGCATGGGTTCAACATTAATCATGATAGCAATATTCATACTGCTCCAAAATTAGGATTTTGGTTTACAAAACAAACGAGTGGGCATCAGTATGATGGCCCATATGATAGTCCGCATACCGTAAAAGATTTAGGATCGGGATGGTATGAGTATACTGTTGAGTATTATAACGTATATAGCAACACAACAATATATCAGGCCTTCTCGCCATTTGTTCGAATAGAAACTTCTGATAATTTAAACCCTTATGGATATTTAGCCTATTATATCTCTAATTTGAGAGTATACGACATTACAGATGAGGTATCATCCAAGAAATACACTGATGCACAGCTAAAGATTACAGCTGATTCAATCACATCCACCGTGTCCAGTAAGTATTCTCTGAAACAATATCCCGATACCCGTGATGACAATAATACCCCTGGTTGGTATTTTACGCATTATCCAAAACAGTCCATTACTGAGTTTAAATTATGTTCAGTGATTGGTCTTTCGGGAGAGAGTTTCTGCGCCTTATTGACTGAGGTTCCATGGGAAAATGCTTCAGGTGGTTATCCCAAGCAGACAGCATCTGTTATGGATAAACGCTATTGGCGAGTTGGCGTTAACGGCTCTACATGGAGCAGATGGAACGATGTAACTGGATTAGCTACAACGGCATCTAATACCGCCAATAATGCTCTTTCTACAGCAAATACTGCTAATTCCACAGCCAACACTGTCAAGAATGACTTGGCAAATTTGAGTGTTGGCGGAAGGAATTATCTTTCACTCTCAAAACTTGTGCGGGCTTCCTATTGGAATGTTGACTATCAAAATGGATGGCTTACTGGTAAAGCTGACGGTGACGGCCGCGGTTGGGGTTATGCAAATAGTGATTGGAAAGACATAGAGCTAAAAGCCGGATCGTATGTTTTATCTATTGAAGTAAAGATTGCTACTGATTTTCCTCATGCAGCTTTTAAGACGTTTTTACGGCCGAACGTTGAATGGTTCAGCGGTGGTGTTGAATATTTTAATACTACGGGAATACACCATTACAACTTTACTTCGTCGTCGGACATAACTATTGGGCTCATGGTAAAGATAGGAAACGTGTCTGGAAGAGTACCTGGAGTCTGCCGTTTTTGGATACAAAGCGGCAACAAACCCACCGACTGGTCGCCGGCTCCTGAGGATTACTCCACTACGACTGAGATGAACTCCTCGATTAACCAGACTGCTGAGTCTATTAAGTCCTCAGTAGCTGCTACGTATGTCAACAACGAGACACTGTCAAGCTATGCTACTAAGTCTCAGCTTGAGCAGACGTCCACGTCTTTGACATCTCGTATCCAGACGACTGAGAAGTCTGTTTCTGGTATGTCTACGACCGTTAAAAATGTCAACGATTACATGACATTTGCTAGGGAGAATAACCAGCCTACCCTGACAATTGGTAGTTCGTCAAGTTCGTTCCGTACGAAGCTGACTAATACCAGCGAGAAGTTTATGCAAGGCGATCAGACAATCATGGAGTTGGATGGTGTTACTTCTACGGTGAAAGCTTCTCGAGTACAAATGGGCCATTATCAGTGGCGAGATACTGGCACATCAATGCAACTGGTTTATATTCCTTAGGAGGATCAATTGGCTACTATTTATGGCAGCATAACCAATCACTGGCGTTGCTACATTAACACTTGGTCCTCCGAGGATGGAGTTTCTGTATCAGCCGGACTGACTGTCGGTATTCAGGACTGCGGTTGGGGTTTTCAGATTTGGACTGGCATTGTTGGTACAGCCAATGCTAATGGTGCGTCAAATACCGTCAATACTAGCTTTAACACCTCAACCGGATCCTGGAGCACAAAGGATATTACTTCCGCTTCTCAAAGATTTGAAAAAGGTCATACTGCCTATAACGTCACTTTGTCCGGTTCAGTAACTAATCAGTCTGGTTATATGAATGGCACAAGTTCAGCAAGCCAGACAATTACAATTCCTGCGTTAGCACATCATACCGTTAGATTTGACGCAAATGGCGGTACAGGTGCTCCTGGTAACCAAACCAAATGGTATGGTACTATCTTAACGCTTAGTAGCACCAATCCAACAAGAACTAATTACAAATTTCTTGGTTGGTCGACATCATTAACCGGTACAGTTAATTATCAACCTGGCGGACAATATGGCGAAGATGCTGATGTAACTCTGTATGCAGTATGGAAACTCCTATACGTTCCGCCAAAGTTTACAAACGGTCTGGCTATTCGTACAAATTCAATGACCTCTACGACTGCTGACTATTCTGGTGGTTATTGCTATGCCAGCTTTACCTATAAGGTAGACACAACTATTTATCCAAGTAATGTTGCAAAGTCTATCATATGTCGATATTATCAAGACGGAAGCACTACCGGTGTAACTGTGACGCCTACCGGAGATCTTAACAAGGCCTCAGGCACAGTCAATGTTCATTTTCCAGCATCAATCAACTCAGTGTATTATATCGAGTGCGCTCTGACTGACACTAAGAACGGAACAGCGACTATCGCTCGATCCATTACGACAGGAGTTCTACCTATGGAAGTTGCAAACAAGGGGAAATCAGTCGGCATTCTAAGTGCTGCTCCGAAATCTGCTGGATTACAGCTAGGCGGTTCTGATAATCCAGATTTTCTTATTGCTGCCGATACAACCAATAACAAACTAGAGTCGATGGCTCAGATTCATGGTAGTACATCTTCGACTGGTCAAGGTGAGTTGACTCTAAGCACACAAGGCACCGATTCGAGTGGTAATGTTACACGTGGCACAATCAATCTTGTAGCGGATACCTTGAAGTTAAATGGAAGTCCGATCATTTTAAATAATCTTAAAATTGTTTCCGGTACAAGAGTAGTTAATGTGCCAGGAGGAAACGACGTTGAGTTTATGTCGCTAGATTACATGAAATCGACGTTTGGGATTGAATATTCTGTAGATAGAACAATTATTCTAGTAAATAATGGTGATAGTGACGCCACTAGTACACACATTGAAGGCGTTTCTTTTATACCATCGCGTAAAAGTTTATTTTGTGTTCTGGATAGAAGCATTTATGGTCCTATACGAGTGAATTTCATGATATTTCATAATCTTGCAAATCCGGTATAAACACAAATAAGAAGGTGAAAAATGTTTTACGGTAATCTTGTAAATGATATGGTAATCCTTACACCGGATTCGTCTACAGGTCGTCCTGTTATGGAGGTCGATCCGCCTACGAACATTCCGACTGGTTACCATGCTGAGTCTCGATTCCGAGACAACGGCAGCTCCATTACCCAGGTTTGGGATGTTATACCCAATGCCGGTACTCCTCAGGATGCTGCTATCACGCTTGCTATGATGCAGGCTGAGAAATTGTCTGATGATGAGGCTCTGAAGGTATCTGCTCTCTATCCCGAGTGGAGCGGCAATTCGGTGGTATATACTGTAGGTACTCGAGTTCTCTATAATGGCACTTTGTACAAGTCCCTGAAGACTCATACCTCTTCTTCTACCACGTCTCCGGCTGATAGTCCTCAGAATTGGACCAAGGTGCTTCCCTCCTCTTCTGGAGAGACTGCTCCTGAGTGGGTGAATGGGCATATCTACAACAAGGGCGATCGAGTAACCAAATACGGCGAAATCTATGAGTCTACCATGGATTCCAATACCCTCGAGCCGGGAGTCACTGGCTCTGAATCTGCTTGGACTAAGATCACCGAGTCCTAAATCAAAATGGGAGTAAATCATGCTTCACGGTATTGATATTTCGTCATATCAGTCCGGTCTAAACCTCACTACGGTAAAAGGCCAGATTGATTTTGTCGTGATTAAGGGTACTGAGGGTACGAATTACGTAAACCCATACTGTGATCCACATTTCCAACAGGCGAAGCAGGCAGGCATCCTCCGAGGCGTATATCATTACGCTAAGGCCGGTAACGCTACCGCAGAGGCAAACTACTTCTGTGATAACTGTATCGGTTACAAGGGGGATGCCATTCCTGTCCTTGACTGGGAAGAGAACCAGTCAGTCGCCTGGGTTAACGAGTGGGTCAATGTCGTCCGTAGCCGCTGGGGAGTCTCCCCGATTATCTACGCAAATCCTTGGCGATTCAATCAAGGTGGCGTAGATAAAGACTGCGGACGATGGGTAGCTTCATATCCAGCAGTATCGCACCCAACTTTCAAAATGGCCGAGTCGTGGGATTGTCCTGATGCAGATGGACTTGTTTGCATGTGGCAATTCTGCTCTGACGGTCGACTAAATGGCTATAATGGCGATCTGGATGCCGACCTCTTCTATGGAGACGCAAACTCCTGGAATGCCTATGCTGGGGTAAAGCCTGCTCAGACTCCCCCGCAACCTACGCCAAAGCCTGAGCAACCGTCGAACCAAGATTCTTCGGACGATACGATTATCATCTCGAAGGGCGACGGTTCAAACCCTACTAAGTACAAGAAAATTTCTTAGTAGTTTAAAGTAAGAGGGTATCCTGGGGGCAATTCGTTAGTTCAAGACATCGTGAGTGTTCTTCGGTTTGACTTTGTTCTTCTGTCCTTCCATTGTTTAAACCTAGGATTGTCCCTATGATGCCCTCTTACTTTATTTGTGAGAAATAGTTGAAAGGAGTTTCTCATGTCGCAGTTGTATAACCCGTATAGTGGTCAGGTTCCTGGTCAGCAACCAGCCACGCCACAGACTTGGTTGCCGAACAACCCAAATAACCAGAATGTAAACCTACCTTACGTAACACCGGCTCCAAAGCAAACCATTTTCGGCAAGATTGTTCAAAATGAGAGTCAGATTACTCCGAATGATGTGCCGATGGATGGGACAATTGCTCTATTCCCACTTCAAGACTTCTCCAAGATCATTGCAAAGCAGTGGACGCCAAACGGTCTTATTCAGACTCTTGAGTATCTTCCTGCAAATTCTAAGGACAATAATCCGACAGTCACTCTCGATGATGTGATGTCCCATATGGATGAACGTCTTGATCAAATTGAGGATCTTTTCACCAAGCCTAGTCAGGTAATGAAGAAAGGTGATAACAATGCTAAGTCCGCTTAACGCTATTCTTAACATGGCACAGTCGAATCCTAATATTGCGAATAATCCTCAGGCCCAGGCAATGCTTAATGTCGTCAAGAGTGGAGATGCTCAGAAGGGTGAGGAGATTGCAAGGAATATCTGCAACACTATGGGAATTACTCCAGAGGAAGCAACCAAACAGGCTGCTAACTTCTTCAACATTCCTCACTGACATTTAACTAGTAAAGGATGGCAATCATGTCGTTTGATAAAACAGCAAGCATCTTGGATACAGTTAAGAAGACTTGTGGTCTAAGTAAAGACTATGACGCATTCGATGAGGATATTCTGGTTTTTCTAAACGCTGCCATCCTTGATCTCACTCAAAATGGGATTGGTCCGTCTGATGGGTTTACGGTTACGGATTCCTCTCAGACATTCCAAGACTTCGTCGGAGAGTTTAAGAACGTAGGATCGGTGGCGACATATTTGTCACAGAAGACTCGTATTGCATTTGACCCTCCGACGTCTTCATATGTTATCGAGGCAATCAATAAAAACCTTGCCGAACTCATTTGGCGACTAAATCTCGAAGCTGAAAATGCGAGCAATTCTGATGTTACCTCGTAAATTCAGTTTGTTCATATCCTTGGACTAGATTTAGGGACCGCGGCCTTAGATCGAATCCGAGTTTATGATATTTTCTGTCGGTGTGCAAAATAAGGAGGAACATTATGTTTAGCAATAGTGCACCGAGCCCGTACGATAATGGTGGATGTGGCGATGGAAATGGTTGGTGGGTTCTGATCATTCTCTTCGCCCTGTTCGGATGGGGTGGCAACGGCTATGGTTATGGCGGTAATCGTGGAGCTGCTGCGGCGGCAACCACAACCGACCTTCAGTCCGGTTTTGATACCCAGAGCATCCTGAACAAGCTTAATGGTATCAACAGCGGTATGTGTGACGGTTTCTACGCCATGAACACGTCTTTGCTTCAGGGTTTCAACGGCCAGCAGATGGCTACCATGCAGGGTAACTACAATACCCAGACCGCGATTAACGGTTTGAGTTCTCAGCTTGCCAATTGCTGCTGTGAGAACCGCCAGGGCCAGGCAGACATCAAGTATGCTATGGCTACTGATACCTGTGCTATCACCAATTCAATTTCCAATGCAGCGCGTGACATCACGGACAACGCAAATGCCAACTATCGTCAGCTGCATGATGAGCTTGTCGCCATGCGTATGGAAGACAAGGACGCCCAGATCGCAGACCTTACGCGTCAGCTTGGTCAGAAGGATCTCGCGGCTTCCCAGTGCGCTCAGAATGCATATTTGATCAGTCAGCTGCATCCGTCTCCGATTCCGGCATTTAATGTCCCGAATCCCAATGCTACGGTGGGCTATGGCTGCTACTGCAACCAGGCTTAGTTAACTGATTTGCGGAGAGGCTCTGCTTGAGTATATTTTCACGGGGCCTCTCTGCCCTTTGGAGGTATATTATGATCTCGCTATCAAATACGACTGATCAGACAGTCGCAGTCGGACAGTCCATTACCTTCAACACTGTGTTGCTGAAGAGTAAGAATGGTGCAGAATGCCATCGAAAGAATTCTGGCTCGGTCAAGCTTTGTGCTAGGCCTGCTACGTACGAAGTCCATTTCGCGGCTAACGTAACTGGCGCAACAGCTGGTACTGCTGTGCAGCTTAGTCTCGCAATCGGCGGTGAGACTATTAACGAGTCGACTATGGTTTACACCCCGGCTGCTGCAAACGCTGTGGGTAATGTGTCTACCGATATTCCAGTCTCTAATTGCTGCTGCGATTATGACCGTATTACCGTTGTCAATACTGGTACTGAGCCGGTTATTGTCAGTGCCAACCCTGTACTGTTCGTACATCGTATCGCGTAAGGAGTGAGTAGCATGGATGATAGCATGACTAAGCTTTGCGATATGAAGGCCGAATTGACTTGTGCTGCTCGCGAAGCCTTGTGTGGTGATCTTGAGAAAATTGACACTCACGAGCTCGGTGAAGTCGTTGATATGATCAAGGATATTTACGAGGCCGAGAAAGACTGTGCCAAAGCCAAATATTACAAGACTGTGGTCAAGGGCATGGAGGGCAATGATCGTTCTCGTCGTCTCGGTTATATTCCTATGATCGATCTTGATGAGGAGTATGACGAGTACTCTCGTATGCCTCATCACGACTGGGACGAGAAGTACGGTCGAGTGTTTAACGAGTATCGTGACGCTCGAAAGCACTATACTGAGACCCATTCCAGCTCGGACAAGAGTTCCATGGATGGCAAAGCACGTGAGCATATCGACTCTGTTATCCTTTCAATTCGAGAGATTTGGAATAGTGCAGACCCGACGCTTCGTCAGCAAATGAAGTCTCAGCTAACTTCTTTGGTTAATGAGATGTCTTAGCCTAAGATGGATACGTTCAAATTAGGTGACGATATTTGGCGTATCCAATATGTTGATCACAATGATCCGATTCTCGTGGATCGTACAGGTAAGGCTACGGTCGCCGTGACTGATCTAGAGACAATGACAGTTTATATATCAAACCAAATCTCTGGAGAATTTCTAACCAAGGTACTAATCCACGAGATCGGTCATTGTATCATATTCAGCTTCCGTTTACTTGATGATATTCATCAAATGGTCCATCCGCGGTACTGGGTGGAAGCTGAAGAATGGCTATGCAATTTTGTAGCTGATTATGGAGTTTATATTTTACAGACATTAAAACTAATAGGGAGGTAGCAACAGGGATGGACTTAACTCAGTGTGTTGTTACTATTGCGTGTGCTATTATCGCATCTTCTGGGTTCTGGAGCGTTATTATGAAGCGCATGGACCAGAGGGAAGAGGAAAAGCGTGCTCGCGAAGAGATTGCTACTCAAAATCGAGAGGCGCAGAAGAAACTGCTTATTGGACTCGCCCATGATCGTATTATCACCCTCGGTATGACATATATCGAACGAGGTTATATTACAAAGGACGAGTATGAAAACTTCTTTACATATCTGTATGAGCCATACGTGGAAAACGGTGGAAACGGATCTGGCAGTAAAGTAGCCAATGAGTTGAAACATCTTCCTATTAGGAATTCTTAAGGAGAAAATTTATGGTTCTTGACGACAAGACTTATAAGGTTGCTAAGTATGTTACTACTATTGTTCTTCCTGCTATTGCTACTCTGTACATTGCAATTAGCGGCGTTCTGGTTCAGGGCGGGCTGCCTGGTTTACCTTATCCTGATGTTGTGGCTGGTGTCATTACTGCTGTGGTAACCTTCCTCGGTACTATTCTTCATATTTCTTCGAATAACTATACCGGTCAGGGTGAACTTACTGTCGACGAGTCTAAGGACGAGAACGATGATGACAAGTATCAGCTTGTTCTGCATGAGGATCTCCCCTCGTTGGCTAAGAACGATAAGTTCGTAGTGACGGTCAATAAGACGCAGAATTAACACATGCTATAATGAGGAGTCATATCTTGAAAGGATGCAAAATGGATATTTTCACCGAAGCAATTAATGGTATTAAGACGTTCTTTGCTAATCCGTTGGACGACGAGATCAATTCTGTTCTTGAAGAGATGGCTGTCGAGCATAGTGATACGGACAAGTATACGAAAATGCTGGATAACTTGGAGAAGCTCGAGAGGATTAAGAGTAACCAGAAGTTTAAGCTGGACTTTGATTTCTCTGGGATTGCCAAGGAATTCGTCAAGATCGGCGGTTCGTTACTTTGCATCGTAGCTATCAAGAAGATTGAAGACGAGATCGCTTTAACTGGTAAAGCACCGATGTTTATTCCGAAATTCTAGTTGAAGTATTTTTAGTATTTGTTAGAACGACTCCTGAAAAGGATATGCCGCGTAGATTATACGCCATATCCTTTTTTTTTGCTCGCGAAAATTTCACACGGTATAATAGAAGGAGATAATAAAATGCCACGCCATTTTGGTAGGTATCCGGTATTAAAACGAGCGCCGTTATTGCTAGCGGAAGGTGTAATTAGCAACTCTTTCTTTTTTTTTATTATTATTCGCGAAAATTTCACACGGTATAATAGAAGGAGATAGGTAGACTATCTTAAATGTAAGATCGAATCAGAGCAAAATCTGACTTAGATCTACGTCCTTCTTTATATTTTTCAGATGGTTGAGTCGTAGACTCTGGTAAGTAGTATTATCTCACCATTTGCTTTTTTGTAAAATATTTTTACAACTATTGAAAGGAGTATCACTATGTTAATGAAGGAATTGGAAGGTACGAAAATAAAAGTTCGGTCAAGGCTGTATCAACAGTTATTATTTGCTTTTTTGAATAAAAAGGAAGAAAAAGATCCTATCCACAAATCAGCAAAAAGCGAGCCAAAAGAATATGACAAATGGTATAATAGCGTTAAACGCGAATATGATAACCTTACTATCCAACAACTTTTGGGAGAACTGAACATATCGTCTCCAGAAGAGATTAAACAATTTAGGTGCTGTGGAGATGGAACTGTTGCTGAATTAAAGAAGCTGTTGGAAGGAGCCGAATAATTTAGACATTAACTTGCATAGATAATTAGACACTTGTAAGGAGATAACCATGAACCAGTACACAACAAAAATCTGGAAAGAAAACTCGGACCACGTATCAATGATTCAGTTTGAATTTCTAAACGGATCTAACGTTTATTATTTTCCAGATAGGAACGAATGGTCTGGAATCGATAAGCATTATGAGGAAATGAGTCTACCGAACGTGTATGCTATTTTGTCTAGGCATGGTCTATTAAAAGAAGTAGAAACCATGTCGATTGATTATACCTCCGAGGTTAGTAAGAAGACTTATAAAGAATCAGTTACACCTGATAAAAAGAGGATTGACGAATAATGGATTACTACAGCTTTTGTGAATTGCAACCTGGAGATTTGGTCGCAGTCAATCGAGGCCGATTCAAAGGTCGAAGGTTCGAAGTCGAATCAGTAGACTATGACGAGGAAACAGTGAGGGCTGTTTGGTCCACTGCAAATGAAGCCATTACTCCCGACCCAATCCCCGTTATGGACTACGGACGTTATAGTATTGATTCTTTGTATTAAGGAGTAATAATGAATGACGAAGAGCCCCTATATTTTGCACGATGTCCTTACTGTGGTCACACGTCAGGGTTGGTTACGGTAATAGAATCGTATCAATCGAGTTTCTGGTGTACAAGATGTAACCGATCTTTTAAAATCGAACCTAGGCTGAAGTGCTTAAGAAAGATATACAAAGATCTTCTTAACGAGATACGAACTGCGGATTTCATTAAGGATTGCAATGGAGTTCGAAACTATTGCAAGCTTAATAATATGTCAGAAGAAGATGTAGCAGAATTGCTTGACGAACTTGAATCTCAAGGAAGGATTTAATTGTGGACGTTACTATGAATCATTCAGATTATTCAGTCAATAGAGTCTATGATAAAGATGGACGTATTTCCGGCATTAGGTTTATATTAAACCACTACAAGTTTTCTGAAAACTCGGCAAAGGTAGAATCAGTATCTTTAACCTATGTAGTTAAAGATCAGCAGTGGTTTGCCGAAACTCCTTTTAACGATGGAGCTATTGCACTTGAGCCAGGTCGAGCATTCGCTATCGCTAGCTCAATGGGTTTGGAATCGAAAGTTGCCGAGATTCTGAAGGATGAAGGTCTGTAATGATCGAACGAATTAATGCTATTACCATTGATAAATTTTATGATTATTATTCAAAATTAATGATTATAACTTTCACGATACGTACGAAAGATCAACATCCAGAGACACCTTCAACAAGATTAACTTATTATGTCAATAGTAAAGAATGGGCTGGCGATTTTATTAAATTCAATAAGCCTGACGTCCCAATTGATGATTTTGATATAGATAGACTAGTATTTGTATATGACTTGAAAAATCGAGTTGCTGAGATTCTGAAGGAAGAAGGTCTGTGATGGAATACACTGTAAAAATTTCCTCCAGTGCAACAAACGAATCAGCTAGATACGTTGATATTTTACAACGAACCTTCGAGATAATTATGGAGGATTCTATGCTAAACGGATATGAACTAGCCGGAATTTCCGACTATGCACGACAACTATGCATACAGATGGATGACGTAGCTCGTAAGCGGAAGGATCTATGGAATGAGTAATTGGACTTATGTTCGAGGTTTGATTGAATTGGATGTTCCCGGACGAACTCAAGCTGAGATGGATTATATTCTACAAACAGTAATTGATCATCTTCCCGAAGTTACTGGTTCAGAAGGAACGATGGACATTCATATTGTTCGAGCTTACGGTCATAACGCATGGCAAAATTTCGATGAATTTTATAATCGAGTAAGAGATTTCAAAACGCAAAGTCGATATTTTCTTGTTCTAGATGGAAGTTTGAGAGATCGTTGCTATGAAGAAACATTCAAAGAGCTCAATAAATTCTTGAATCGTTTAGCAAAGAGAATTTGTATTGAGTCAATGTATGTTAATCTTCTAGGAACATTTCTACAGTCGTATATGTTTACAAATAAAAACGATTGTTACGGGAAGATGTTCGAAAACGATAATCCTTGGTACAGCTATTTGATGTGGGAGTTTGAAGATGAAGATTAAGCAGCGAGCAATAAAGATATTTTACAATAACTATGGGTGTCAGGGCTATGATGATCTTCTAAAAGCGCTAAATAATGGTTGGCTCGTAAAGCGAATGGATCCTTTATATGGTCGCGACGGTAGTATCTGGTCCAATGTTTATATTGTAGAAAAGGAAATTGAAGCATGATCAAACAAGAAGCTACGTGGGTTTTTTGGGATGATTATAAATTGCGAAACTCTGAATATCTCAGAAACTGTCTTGATGATGGCTGGATTGTCGTCAAATCAGATTTATTGCACGATAAGAATTATCCGGACACAATCATATATATATTCTAGAGAAAGAGTTTGACGATAATGATAAATAAAGTAATTATGATTGTTGCGCTAGTTATGATGGTAATAGGATCGATTACTGGCACATTTTTAATGGTATATTGTATGATAAAGATCATTATTAGCGACTATAAATACTGGAAATTCAATAGATCAGAAAAAGATTATTATCGCCAAAGAGAAGATAAAAACAAAAATCGAAAATTAACAGATTAAGGGAGACTGTATGGAAACACTAATAAATATTCTTTTAGTGAAATACTATATAGGCATTGCTGCTTTGATTTTATTATTAATTATTCTTGTGATAGAAACACTTAAAGAAATATTTAAGAAAAAATAGTAGGCATTTACGGTGTTGTTTTTGTATGTACAGAGATTAAAAAACTTGTTGATACTTGGAGGTAATTAAATGCCAACATGTGTTCACGGAGACGTCTGTCGAGCTTGGATGATGAGTGATCGAACCAGGGGTAATGCTCCTTTGGTTTGTAGTTGCCCTAATGGCTGTAAATTCTTTGAAGCAAAATTTAACAATACAACCGTAGTTGAGCGTAAATATTCAACCTATTATCCGTTCGGCTATGTTGAAAAATCTACAACTACTTGGAATTCAACGGATGGAGTGCGCTTATGAGCATCAAACGTGTATATCAGTTAGATGATAATGGTAAAGTTATAGGTTACTGGACGTTAAGGGATGGTGAAGATCCGATTTGTGCATTCATTCGCGAACTTAAACAGCAGAAAATCAAAGAAATTCGCATTGAGATGAAGAACTACGGTATAACTATAGATGACTTGAAAGAGGTTGATGAATAATGGATACCAATAATAAATGTCGTTTGAAAATTGATACCGATAAAGCAGCAAACGATTTAATTCAATGGTGGAATGATGTATTATTTGAGGATGGACGTGTTCTGGTATACGATGTTAAAACGCATTGTGGCATCAATGCTGAACCTCAAGATTTGGCCCTGTGGTGGTCGTTAGAACTAACTACAGACAAATTCGAAATTCGTATTAAACAAGATTCTCATCATGTAAAATCTTATTGGTTAATCACTCTGCCAGAACCTGAATCTACTCTGTAGGAGAACTAATATGATTAAGATTGAAGAAACCGAAACTTACGGATGAACCGATGCCAGAGACGAAGGTGGTTTATAAAGATGCACTCTCTGAAAAATAAAATCGGTGTAACTATAAGAAATAACGATTATTTCGATGAGGAGCAAACGCTAATCGCAAGTTTGCTAGTGTTGGATACTATGGAAGTCCATAAGTATGAAACAAAGGACGCCACTGCCGAAAAACAAAGGACATTAACAAATAAAGTAAAAGACATACTGATACAATCTCTTTTACGCTACGATGAAATCCAGAAGCTTCAGGAAGATGCTTATAGCCAAGGATATAATGCCGGATTTCACGACGCAACGGTTGAGCTTGATCCTAACGCACAGCCGTTTAACGACAGGGGGTACATGGCATAATGACTGATATTGCAGAAATTCTACTTGCTTATGGTAATGCTGCTCGAGCTAATTACCCGCAAGGCGATGATGTAGAAGCCGACATGGACTATATAGTCGCTTTCATTGGAGAACACGGATATGAATTCGAAGATGACCTTCTTGGAGAACTTAGACGAGGTCTTGACTTATGCCCGATACGTGATGTATTTAAAAACTTTGACAATTGTAAAGAATGTGAATTTGGAATTAAAAGAGGAAGCCGATACACCTATTATGAATGCGGATTCAAAGATTAAGGAGTTTTAATGGATGCGGTTGAGTACGCTCACATTCAAGAGAAAGTTCGCAAATTGCACGAACACATTGATCCAAGAGGTTGTTTGGAATTGTTAGCGGAGGAATCTTCTGAAGTAACTAAAGCAGCTATGAAGCTTATTCGTGTATCAGAAGCGTCTAATGATATGGTTTATCCAGCCGACAAAAGCAAATACAACATTAAAAACTGTGAGGTAGATCTCAACAACAAGGTAATGGACGTTATAACCTGTGTGCTTCTTTTGCAGGCAGCTCATTATGATGTCCCCAACTCCCTTATAGATTATGGTGTTATTAGCGAGCGTTTGGACAAGATGATTGCAAGGATCGAGGAGAACGAAAATGCATAATATCCCAGAAAAGTGGATCATCGATAAATGCGTAGACAAAATTCTAGAAACTTATCTAAATAATAATTGTTATAATCTAGAAGTCAAGCCTTTTGATCCTGAATCCGGAGAGTTCTCTGTCACCTATGAAGGTTATGCTCCTCACTTGAGTTTGGTAGAAATTAAGGTACAAGATAAGGGTGAGAACCGAACTTTTCTATTTCAAGTTTATCATGAATGCGCTGGTTTCCATACTGATTATTGGCCTCTTGGAAAAACAGATCATTATCTATGTAAGGGAGAAATTGTTGAATATTCGAAAAGGGATAACATCTTATACGAGTGCGATGGACTAGCTTGTTCAAAACCTTGCGGCAAAGAATGTCATCATACCACCGATATTTCTCATGCAAAAAACTTCAAGTGTCTAGACGGTCTTTGGTTTGAACGTATTGACCATACTGAGTAAGAGAAGAGGTAAAAATGACTAGAGTACCAGATAAACTAGTTATCTCTAAATGCATGGACAAAATTCTAGAAGTTTATCGACAATACAGTTTTAGCAATCTAGAACATACGCCTTTTGATCCTGAATCCGGAGAGTTCTCAGTCACATATGAATGTAATGAAGGTAATCTTCCTTACTTAAGAGATTTAGTAGAGATTACTATACGCGACGGGGATATAAATCGAACTTTTCTGTTTGGAGTTTATCGGGAATATTGGGAACGCTATGCTGAATGCTATGACTCCGATTGGGTTCCTACAATAAAGGATCGTTATCTATATAAGGAGGAACTTACCGAGTATCCAGAAAAGGGATACGTCTTATACATGTGCGACAGGCCAATCTGCACAATAAATCATAACTGCAAAGAATGTCGCTATGCAAGAAATATTGAGCACACAAAGAACTTTGAGTAGAAAGATGGCATTTGGGTAGAACATCACGGCTGTCCTAAGACAGAAATGTAGCCATTTATGAAGGAGAACGAAAATGAGTGCTAAACCAGACCAAAAAACAATAAATAAATGTATGCTTCAAGTTCTAAACACATTGGTAGAGGATGATTGTCGAGTTGGATGCATCGAGCTTTTATATGGTAATTCCTTAGGTTTCTCAATTACGTTTGTAGGTCTAACCAACTATGAACATGTGAAACAAGTTTCAATATACGAAAATGAAACAAAACGAACTTTTATATTCCGAGTCGATCTTGTTTCTGCTAAGGGGTATACAGATGGTACGGTTCCGGAAATAACCTTTAATTACACGTATATTGGAGAAATTACTGAAGACCCAAAGAATGATAAAGCGTTGTACGAATGCGACAGACGATGCAGTGCTTGCCATGATAAACTGTTATGTTATTACATAACCGATATCACTCATGCAAAGAATTTTTAGTATGAGAATGGTGGTTGGATAGAACATCACGGCTGTCCTAAGGTATAAGTGTAAAAATCAGAAAGGAATTATTATGAATGTACTACTATTCACTATGATTAAAAACAAAGCTGTCGACTATTATCGTGAAAACTTTGGACAGATAATTCGGATAACATCAGATCATGAGAAAAGTACTTTCTGGTTAAAAGTGCATAATCCGGAATATAAATACCCAGCAAATGGCACCATGTACAAAAAGCTAAGTGAAGGGGTCGAGCAAATAGTATATAGACTGGATTTCGATTTTGAACATTACGGAATAACGCTACCAATTAAGCAAATAAAAGCAGTGAAGTGTGTAGAGGTAATCGATGAAAAATATAGAAATTTCGAAGTTACTTATACAATTACTGACGTCAAAGATGAGGAGCTGTATTTTAGGAATTGGGAAAGTATATCGGTTTACAGAGCTATTAAAGCAGATGATTGCGGAAAGAAATTAGCAGAATTCATAGAAAATATGTTCTTAAAAGATGCATTTGTTATGCGCTACAACGATCGTGCAAAACGTTTTACGATTGCTATGCCTAAGGACTTTCAAAGCATTACCGATTATTTTGTAGTCACAAACGTCAATCCTTATCCAGAATTTGAATTGTTTTTTAGATGTATAAAGACTTATTCCTCTAACATCAATCCAGAAGTTATAGAGCGAACTTACATTCTCAAAGCCATGCGTCCAAAGCCTTCAACAATTAAATGCGGAAAGCAAACTATCAAGTTTGTCGGGAAAATTGTAGAGGAGGAGGACTTCGATGAATCGAATTCTTGTGCGTCCGATCCTGTAAATCATCCTAATCACTACGAGATGGTTGGATCGTTTGAGTCTTTCGATATTATTGTTGAATCTCTAGGAATCGAGGGAGCTCGATATTTCTGTCAAGGAAACGTTATTAAATACCAGACTCGATATAGGGAAAAGAATGGCGAAGAGGATCTCAAGAAACGTCATTGGTATTCTAGGATGGATCAAATGCTAGCTAAATGCAAGACAATAGAAGATTATTATAAGCTAAAGGAGAGTGATTTTTAATGGCTATGGCTAATCTAGATCTTCAAGATTTAAATAGACTGTTAACATCATATATAAAAGAATATCGCGAATTAGAAAAATACATTGGCGATTTAAAACTAGTTATTCTACATATAAACCAAACGAAATCGGAAGTGGAGCCTGATGTTATAAAATGCGGAGCCTATATGCGACCGAAAACCGCGGAGGTAGACCTTAATTCCGCAAAAGAGAAATTGAAAGTACTAGAAAATAAACTACAGTATATTCATGAATTAATCGATAAGGATATCGCTGATGCGCTGACAACTGGAGATTCAGATGCTGACGATAAACAACGATGAGGTTATGCGAGTGGGTGAAGTAGCCAAGGATTTACACAATTTCAGGGGTCCCTGTTGTTGGGAATGCCGATATTGCATTATGATTCGTGGTAATAGCTATAAATGCTTTAAACACGGACAGATGTTTCTATGTCCTTTTGATAACGTATGTGACGATTATATTTTTGGAGAATTAGAATGACCAATGACTTCGCCAAAATGGACAAGCTGATGGAAAATTTGTCAAACGGTTTTGCTAATTTTTATAGGACCGCTTATGGCAAAAATCCACCTGATGTTGACCATGTTATCTTTAACGGACCAGCGACTATCGTGTTCTGGGAAGATGGCAAGAAGACAGTCGTAAAGCGTAAGATGGATGATCCTGATAACAAGAATCTGGCTATCATGTACGCGATTATGAAACGCATTCTCGGATCGACCTCTGCCGCGAACCGCTATATCAACAAACTTGTCTCTGAGGCTAAGGTCAAGGATTCTAAGTAGAAAGGTTTTTTTTTAATGCTTGCAATTATTGTCATTATTGCTGGTTCGATAATCGGCTTGGCATTCTCTTGGGGGATTACTGTCGGTATTCTTTGGGGCATTGTCTGGTTACTCAATATGGCCGGCGTTGCGATCGAGTTTAACATTTACGTTGCCACGGCAATTTGGCTTATCATGACTCTGCTTCGTAGCGTATTTTCTTCAAAGAATGGAGACTAATCATATGAAGCGCTATATGATCCGGGATATCCTGGAGATGATTGGTGAAGTTTTGCTATGGGCCATTGGGATTCTTGCTGCTCTGCTCATTATTGTACTGCTTGGAATTCTAATCTACGGTTTGCTTTTTGATCCATCGATGTTTGTTCACCATGTTGTGGTAACTACTCATTAGAAGATATTTGGTCGTATATGCAATGAACTCGTGAAAGAAGAGTGATTTTTAATGGCTATGGCTAATTTGAATACTAATGTTGAAATTAATCTAGATGATGAAGATATGGAAATTCTTTGGAAAGAATACAACAAAAGAGAAGAAGAATTAAATATTGATCTTCATAGACTACAAACACTTAATATGCGTATTGCTCCGATTATTTCTGATGCAGGTAGAGATTTCGTAAAAGAGAATAAATACGTTGACCAAGAAAAGTTAATAAAGGATATTAAAGCAATCGATGAGAAAATAGAAGCAATTCGACATAAAGAATGCTGTATCTCTCGAACGCTCCGTAAAGATTTCTTTGATAAAAAGGGAATCCCGGATCCATACGAGGAGGATTAAAAATGAAACGATACACCCTTTTGCACTTCTGCTTTGATCTAATCATGACGGTTATTACCGGCGGACTATGGCTCGTTTGGCTATTTTTCAAGTTTCTAAGGAACAACTCATGATGCATATAGTAGATTTCAACAAATACTGCAGAACTTGCAAACACTTAGATATAGACGAATGGGAAGATCCATGTAACGAATGTTTGCACAACCCGGTTAAAGAAGATAGTCGAAAGCCGGTAAATTACACAGAAGACGGACACAATAATGAATCCAAGAGATCTAAGAAAATTAAGGCTTAGTCTTGGGTTGAGTCCACAAGTCTGTGCAGCCGATATGGGTGTTACCAGGCAAACCGTTTATAATCTAGAATCGGGAAGAACTACCAAAGAAGCAAGCCTATATTACTATGAGCTATATTTACAAGAAGTAAAACGTAGGAGAGACAATGCAAGAAAATAAATGTAACATTACTTTTGAACCACTATACAAAAGCTATTCGGACAAAGAGGTTGTCGGAAGTCTTTGCCATATTAGCGATCCTAAAATGACCATCGGTTATAAGGACGGACACTACTGGGGATCTTCTCGTAACGGAGGGATTACGACTCCTATTGATGAGAAGCGATTAGCTAAAATCATCAAGCTCCATAAACTTGACGTGCTTCTTCCTTCTGAATTCGAGTCATATTCGCAGAATTAACACATGCTATAATAGACTGGACAATGAAAGGAGTCTATTATGTACATGTCTGTTGAAGATCAATACTTTTGGGAATTCATTCTTTTGATTTCGATTGGTATTACGTTCGTATTTTGGTACATCAAGAATCGTATTGATACCAAAATCAATGAACAATATCAACTTGGATACGATCAAGGATGGGACGATTGTTATGAGAATCTAGAGATGCTTGGTGCAATAGAAGAATAATCTAGTCAAATAGAGGTCAAGAAAAATCTTGGCCTCTTTATTTTTCTATTGAAAGGAGAACGGTATGGTAAACTTGGACGTTATTAAGAGCGGCATGGAGAAGCATTCCCCAGCAATTCTAACAGGACTCGGAATTATTGGAATCGGATCGACTGTTGTATTTGCAGTACGAGCAACGCCTAAAGCGCTTGATCTTATCGATGATGCATATTTGGATAAGGCACGCTGTGATCATGACGAGATGTATAGCATGGAGGGAGAGCCCGTTATCAGTCATAAGCTTGAATATTTAGGAGTTCGTGATACCATAAAGGCCACGTGGAAGTGCTATATTCCTGCAGCAGTAATGGGAGCCTTCACGATTGCTTGCTTTATCGGATCGAATCGAGTAAGTGCTCTTCGAACTGCAGCGCTTAGCAGTGCATATTCTATGACTGAGAAAGCTCTTAATACATACGAGCAGAAGGTTATTGATATTCTCGGAGCTGATAAGAACGAAGAGATCCGAGAAGCAATTGCGCAAGATCAACTTGATTCTTCTACGGACGTTGTGATCCCGACTTATAGTACCGGAACAGAACTTTGCTACGACACGATCACTGGTCAATATTTTTGGAGCGATAAAGAAAAAATCAGAGCTGCCGTAAATGATTTCAACAAGGTTCTTATCGGAGACATGTATGCCGATAAGAACGAATGGCTCCTTACAGTTGGCGAGAATCAAGTAAGAGACGGACATCTTGTAGGTTGGAGCATTAGTAAACTGTTGGATATTGATATTAAATCTCTGGTTGCTCCGAACGGAAAACCATGTTTGGCTATTGATTATTACACACTTCCTTCCCCGGATTTCCGTCGCGAATTTTAAACACCATATAATGAAGGGTTAAGAACTATTGAAAGGAGAACCCTCATGAAGAAGCAGGATATTATGCATTTCTTTGACGAGCACAAAACTGAGCTTATTTGCTTGGGAGTCGGTATTGGAATTGGCGCTTATGCTGTATACAGGCATTACTTTGGGCCTATCCACAAGGATGTTACCAATGTTATTCTCGAGCTTAGCGGAAAGGATCAAGCTAAGGCAGCAGAAACATTGTGCGGATGGTGGAACGCGGCAAAGGGTATGCCCAGCAAGGGCGGAAGTTGCGCAGTTCAACAGACTCCCGCAGCAAAGGAAGCAATTGAGGAGCTGCTCAAAGAAGTTGGAAATGACGGACATATCATGTGGTGGATTGAGAAACTGTAAATCGGTTTAGCCCAGAAAGAGATACTAAGAATTCTTAGTATCTCTTTTTTTTTATTTGCGAGGTTCTTATGTATTGCTATCTTCTGATAAATGGACAATTTGTAAATGGCGGATACTTCGATACTATGGATGTTGACCGTATCGATATTCGTTTAGCCACGGTTGTTCTGCAAACCACACACGGAAAAGAAAGAATCTACATATCTAGTCGTCCAAATGTAATTTATAATAATGCTATTTGGTTCGAAGAAGATGATTCAGAGTTGGCTAAGAATGCGTTTGGAGATATGCTAAGAAATCGGTATTTCGAAAAAAGAGATAAGCTAAAAGCAGAATATGATCACGCTATGAATGTCCTTGATGCATCATATAGACGGCAATGTCCGACCATTAGCGATTTGAATAATTTCGCGAAAAAATAACATGCTATAATGACATGGTATATTTAGTTGAAAGGAGTTTACCATGGCTGACGAGAAGAACGTTCAGGTTGAGACGGACGAAGCAGTCGAGAAGATGACTAATAAGGATTTTGATATTCCGTTCCCCGTTAAGGTTGTTCTTAGCGCTGGAGTGGTCACCGCTGGTGTCGCTTTTGTTGCTTGGGCAATCTGCTCGGGAAAGGGAAAGCAAGTTTCCGAGGTCGCTGAGGCTGCTAAGGAAGTCCTTCCCGAAGTTACAGAAGAAGCTGTGAAGGCTGCGATCTAACGATTCGCACATGTCTTTAGAGACGCTAAGATTTCTTAGCGTCTCTATTTTTTCTCTTGAAAGGTAAGTCACCACCATGATCAAACTTTCCGATTTCGAACTCCACTCACTAATAAACATATATCAAGATGCATTGGATACGTTGACAAAAGCTCGAGACGAGTATTGGTATTCGGAAGAAGACCTAGTACGTTTCGATAAAAATATTTCGGCTTTGGAAGATCGAATTGAACTACTCTCGCGAGAATTAAACGCCCTATAATGAAGGTGTTATTCTCTTGAAAGGAGAGCTATTATGAACTGGAAAATTATCGAGACTGTAGGAAGCATCGTTGGATCGATCGCTGGCTATCAGACTGCTGCTACAATTATCGAGGCATTCATTCCAGCTACTGCATCAGTATTTAAGAAGAGTTCTATGCTGATCGGAGCTACTTTGATTGGTTCGATTGTTGGTGGTAAATGCATGGAAGAAGCTAATAAGCAGATTCGATCGATTAAGTATTTCTACGAGCATATCGATTTCGACAAGTTATTTGGTAAGAAAGTAAAAGAGCACTAACACAAGATTTAGAGAGGACTAATTAGTCCTCTCTATTTTTTTCTTGAATGGGATAAACTATGTATGGTTATATGCTTCTAAGCGGAAAATTCTACGAATTAGGAGAAATCAAACTAGGTAATTACCGTTCTTGTGACGGTTCAATATTGGCGTTTCCTTTGGACGATGACCCTAATGACAAACATATTTGGTCAAGAGGATCTAAAGTTTGGAAGATGCCAAATAACGAAGGAGAAGTTTTTAAATGCAGAACTGTATGGTTGACTAACGACAATCCGAAACTAGCAAAGAAACTTATTGCAGAGGATCTAAAAGTAAGGCGAGATATTGAACTCGAGAAAGCAAATATTAAATATCAAAAGGCTATCGAGTCGTTGAATATTTCTGAAGACACAGACCTTTAGAAAGGCTCGACTATGTATGGCTATGCGCTACTATACAACAAATTCCGCAAATTAGGAAGAATCCACATAATCGATAAAAATTCTGGAACAAAATGTGTATTAGCTTTTCCTTTAAATCCTGATCCGGATGATCCTTATCGTATATCTAGAGGCTCAAAGTGTTGGCGGATGTCACCAAACGAAGGGGAAGTATACGATTGTAAAACAGTATGGCTATCAAACGACGATGTGGATTTGGCGAAGAAACTTATTACGGAAGCCCTAAAAGCTAAACGCGACATCAAAATCAAAGAAGCAAAGGCTAAATACAAAAAAGCCGTCGAAGCTTTGAATCATATCAATTTTTAGAAAGGACCGAACCAATGGCAGAAATTCCCGATTTCCCAGGTAATTCCAACAAGAGTAAGCAGTTGAAGGCCGAGCAAGAGGAGAAGAACCTTAAGCCGATTGTCAGCCAGCCTGCTGTTAAGCGTAAGAAGAGCATCGGACGCAAATTCAAGGAAGCTTTCATCGGAGAGGAATCAGAATCTGATAGTATTATCGATTATATTCTCTATGATGTGCTTGTCCCAGCGTTTAAAGATACGGTCAGTGATATGATCAAGGGTTCTTTGGACATGGCTCTGTATGGCGAGCGCCGTCCTAACACCCGTAATATTTCTCGAGATCGAGGTCGTTCCTATGTAAGCTATGGATCATATTCTAGCACTTCCAATCGAGATTCTCGCACGACAAACCGATCAAGGCGATCGGCTACTCTGAAGCTTAACAACGATGATATTGTTCTCAATAGTCGTTTGGAGGCGGAACAGGTAATTGATCGACTTTGTGATTTGTGCGATCGTTATGGTTGCGCTACTCTTGCTGATCTATATTCTCTCGTGGGCATTGACAGCGATCCTACTGATAATAATTGGGGTTGGAGCGATATGCGTATGGCGAGCACTAGCCGAGTTCGTGATGGGTATATTCTCAATCTCCCACGAGTAGAAGCTCTATAATTTTAAGGATGGAAAAGGTGGATAGGCTTAAACGAATCTTAAATATACTCGCCTATTTGTTAATCGGGGTTATCTCAAGCGTAGCTTTGTTCTATATTATTAAGTTCGTTGCGAAACTGGAGATAACCCTTATTCTAATGCTCTTATACATGGGGGTATGGCGGTGAGGACCTTGAGTCTTAATATTAGTCAAATGCGCGAGAAAATTGCCGATGCTTATAATGGCGACGGATGGAAGAAGAAAGTTCGTTTCATGCCTGACGACCAAGTTATCGCTATTTTCTATAGGATGAAAAAGAAGGGACAAATTAAAGATGCTGGTTAGCTTCAATCTATTTACTCTATTTCTTTATACGAGTTTTGTATTTTTTATGGGCTTTATCATTGCTGCAATTCTTAAAGCTGGTGGACACGATGAGTAACAAAGGTTGTTGTTTTCTCGTAAGCTTCTCGCCTTTCGAGGATAATGGTCGAATTTGTGTCATCGGAACAAAAGCAAAGGGCAAAGATGTAGAGATCATCAACGCCCTTGACGATCAGAAAAAAGTACAAGCTATCTACGATATTCTTACGAATAAGGATTATGTATGGCCGGACGACCTCAAATAAATTCTATTTTAGCTTATAAAGGAGTGCTATATACTATGATCTGCTCGATTTGTAATCGCCGAATTGCCTGTGAAGATACTCATACAATTGTTTTAGCTAACGGAATCGATGGTCGCAAGTATATTTACAACCGTTTTAATCTTTGCCCGAATTGTTATTCTGATTTCAAGTATCGATTGGAGGTTACCGGAACTCCCATTGAGGGTCCTGAGGATCGAGATGATATTAAGTGGCCTGATGATTCTCATGATACTGAGTGGGATCGTATGCATCCGGCTCCTGGGTACGAACACGCGTAAAAATCACATCCTATAATGACATGGTATATTTAGTTGAAAGGAGTTTACCATGGCTAAGCAGGACGATAAGACTATCGGAGAGATCCTTGATGACATGGAGTTTCGCAATAAGGTCTTTAAGTACGCCAAGATTGGAGCCTTTTTAGGTGTAACAGGATTGTTCATCTATTTTAAGGGTTACACTCGTGGCGTTCCTTATGGATATGGAATGGCACTCGATGAAATTAGGACCACTTTTCCAGAAATCTTTGAAGAGCTATTAAAAGCCACAATGACTGTTAAGTAACAGACACATGTCGAATAATAGGGAGTAATTACTCCCTATTATTTTTTGAGAAAGAAATTACCATGAATAAGGATAATTCTAAAACCTTTGACGAGAAGCTTAAAATTTTGCGAGACAATAACGATGTAATAGGCGACATTACAGAAGCTTATAAGGAAGCTTGTCCAGAAATTGGCGAATACATCCAGACTCGAGTAGAACAATTCCTTCTTCTAAAAAGGAGCAATAATGCCATTTCCTAGACAATCCGGAAAATCTACTAGTGATATTATCAAAGTCTTGAAGTCCATGACACCTGAGCAGTATGCTTTAGTTAATAAGATGGTCAAGGATCAATTGGAACTCCGAATCTTGAACGGAAGTCCCGAGATGAGACGACTTGATACAATAATGCAAGTACGAGCAAATCTTCACTCTCGCGAGAATTAAACGCCATATAATGAAGGTGTTATTCTCTTGAAAGGAGAACTATTATGTCCGGTACGATTAAGTGGACTGGAAAGCAGATTCAGATGCTTGGAAAGGCGAAAGATCTTCTCTCACAAGGAAAATCTTGGAATGAGATTCAAGCTGATCTAAAGTGTCCTGATTATTTGCTTGCCGCCATCAAATATCATATTAATAAGGCCGCTGAAAGTAAATAACCCTGAAAAATAGTAGGATAATATTATCCTACTATTTTTTTTCTAACATCAATAAGGAGAAACCATGAATTTTTCAAATGCTATTCAAACCGCTAAGTTTGCCATTGGGCGAGGCGGTCTTGTCCTGAAGAAGTATAGTCCTGAGATTCTTACCGCTGCCGGCGTTATCGGCACGGTTGGTTCGACGGTTCTCGCCTGTAAGGCTACGTTGAAGGTTGAGGATATTCTCGACGAGGCTAAGAAGAAGTCGAATCTTATTAATGCTGTCCATGATGGTGAGATCGAGGTAGATGCTGAGTATACTGACAAGGATTATTCTAAGGATCTGATTGTCAACCGTACTCAGACTGCTGTGAAGCTCATTAAGCTCTATGGTCCTGCTATCACTCTCGGTGCTCTTTCTATTACTGCTATTCTCGGAGGTCAGCATATTCTCCGCAAGCGTAACGTCGCAATCGTGGCTGCTTATAAGCTTTGTGAGGAGAGCTTTAACAATTATCGTTCCCGCGTTAAGGATGAGCTTGGCGAGGAGAAGGATCGTCAGTTTTATTATGGCATGACTGAGGAGACTGTCAAGGATAAGGTAAAGTCTAAGGACGGTAAGACCAAGACTGTTACCAAGAAGGTAGAGAAGGCTCCGGATCATCTGTATTCTCAATATGCTCGTTTCTTCGACGAGGCTAATATTAATTGGGATAAGTCTCCTGAGCAGAACATGTATTTCCTTAAGATGGTCCAGAATCAGATGAACGATAAGCTCAAGGCTCGTGGTCATGTATTCTTGAACGAGGTATATGACGCGCTCGGCTTTGATCGTTCTGAGGCTGGTCAGCTTGTCGGTTGGGTTTGGAATAAGGATAATACGGCGATGGAGGCCGGAGATGGATATATTGACTTCGGTATTTTCGACGGTAGCGACTGCGCTAAGCGTGCTTTTGTCAATGGTGATGAGCGTTCTATCCTCTTGGATTTCAATATTGACGGTGTGATTTACGATCTTATTTGAGATCTAAAAGGATTTGATGCGCCTGGGACTGGGATACGAGAGTTGGATATTCTCAACTATCCCGGTCTTTATTATTGCGAACCTAAGGAGAATTAATTATGAAATCTATTCACGCAGCCGGATCTTCTAAGAACGGCCAGATCGCGGCCAAACTCGTATGGAGTTATTTTGTTAAGAACGTTGATGACACCTATAATCTCACTCTTAAGGATATTGAGGATGTAGACGTCTATCAGGTGTGGCATTGCTATATTCTCGGCAACGAGAAGTGGCTTCTGAGCACCACGTATCACGATGGCATGTATTATGAGGTGACTTATAATAAGGCTAAGGATGAGTGGTATTTCGACGCTTACCATAAGGTTAAGAACATTAAGGTAAGCTCTGATATTATTGACAATCTTATTTAACAGTATAGGAGCAAACCATGAAACCTTTGGTTGGAACTTTGCTCGGTTTTGTCGGAGGCGTGGCAGTAGGCGGTATTGCTACGTATTTCGGAATGAAGGCAAAATTCGAGAAGCACGCGAATGACGTAATTCGAGAGTATCGTGAGTATAGTAACGATCGCATTCATAAGGCTCAGAGTGAGCTAAATAAGATCATTGATAGGGATAAATTAGACGAGGAAGAGTATAAGAAGAAGGTCGCCTCAGAGCCCGAATTTGAGGACTATACCTCTTATTCGCATAATAACACCTCCGATGGTGATATCGAGGCTTCTAGAGGCATCTCAGGGCCTCTGAAGGGCATTTCTGTCGACTCTGCTAAGGCTATTAAGGCCGATATGGATGCTTTGAGTCGAGATGTACATGATTGTGACTTTGACGAGCATATGGCCGAGCGAGAAGCTCCCGAGGAAGATATTTCCGAGTATGAAGAGGCCTTGGAGTTCGACAAGCAAATGCACGAGCAAGCTTCGGCTGAAGGAAGTTCTGATTTCCCTCGAACAATCTCAGCCAGTGAGATGCTTAACCAAAATCAGTGGTACTCGAAGGTGACGCTCACATACTATGCAGGTGATGATGTCCTGGCTGATGATCAGGACGAGCCTATTGAGGATCCCAAGGATATTATCGGCGAGCATTTCAAAGAGTTCTTCGGGATGAATGACGATGAGCCTGATATCATCTACGTACGTAACGATGATCGAGAAAGCGACTACGAGGTAGCGAAAGTAGAGACTTCGTATGGCGATCGCTATCCCTCAGAGAGTGTCAGCATTAGCGATTAGGAGTTCATATGAGCGGACTTATTGATACCGCTCGAGCACGACAAGAGTATTTTGCTTATTTGTGCAGTCTGGTTCATGCTGACGATCCGGACTGCACCTTTTCTAAGCTCATGCTAACTTTATTTAACATGGAGTTCGTATGGAATATTGATAATGACGTAAATCGAGCGGAAGATGGACTTAGTCTTCGATCTGATTTTGCCAGGTTGTATTGTGATGGAGATGCGGACTTTGAGGATTGGCTGTATTCTTCATCACCTTGTTCTGTTTTGGAGATGCTTATTGCACTGGCATATCGAATTGACGAAGACATTATGTGGAATCCTACTAAGGGAAATCGAGTGTTGCAGTGGTTTTATGAGATGCTCGAGAACCTTGGTTTGGATGGATTGAGTGATGATAATTGGGTGTATCCCGACTCGGATTTTAGGGTTAAAGACATTGTTATTAGGATGCTTGACCGAACTTACACCCGAAATGGCTTCGGTGGATTGTTTCCTTTGACTGATGGCCGGTGTGAAGATCAGCGAAAAATTGAGATCTGGAAGCAGATGAACACCTATTTTATCGAGAAATATGGGGTCGAAGAAGACCTTGATCTGTAATTTTTGTGATAAAATGTGATAGTTTTGAGTGATAAAAAACATCACATGGACTATCACAGCGATTTTTGGGCTTTGTGAGAATGGTCGAAAAAGGGCAAAAAAGGCCATTTGTGATAAAAATTTTTATCACATATCACAAAAAACATCACACAACATTTTGCCTGGTAGATAGGGTTATTTGGACGTATTTGTGATACTTTTTCTTATACTACTATAAAATAATATTTAAAATAGTATATATATATATAAAGGTTTCCAGCCCCAAATATCTCAAAAACATCACAAAGCTATTTTTAACAATTTTTAGCTCTTGAAAGGAGGAACCGTTGGACTTTTATCGTATACGGCAGACAATGATCAAAAATCAGGGCCTCAAGATATTTCCTGACTTTAGAATCGGGAGTTATAGAGACTTCATGGCTCGAGGACATTCATTCTATGCCGTCTGGGATCCTGATACTGGTTTATGGTCTCAGAACGAACTTGATATTCAAAAGATTGTTGACAATGATCTAGATCGACATTATGAAAAAGTCAAGGATAAGTTCGAGACTGATATTTTTGTTGAGTACATGAGTTCGTACAAATCCAGTAGTTGGAAGAACTATACTCAATGGGTTAAGACTCTTCCAGATCAGTATCATCCTCTTGATACGAAATTGACATTCTCAAACCAAGAAGTCAAGCGAGAGGATTATGCTAGTAAGAAATTGCCATATCCCCTCGAGCCTGGGGATTATAGTGCTTGGGACGAATTGATCTCTACTCTGTATGAACCAGTCGAGCGCGAGAAGATTGAATGGGCAATCGGATCGATCGTTGCCGGAGCAAGTAAGAGCATTCAGAAGTTCTGTGTGTTCTATGGTGAAGCCGGAGCCGGTAAGTCGACTATTCTTGGGATCATCGAGGAACTGTTCGAAGGATATTGCATTAACTTCGACGCAAAAGCTCTTGGTTCATCTAGGAACATGTTTGCTACGGAAGCATTTAAGTCAAATCCGTTGGTAGGTGTTCAGCACGACGGTGATCTTAGTAAGATCGAAGACAACACGATGCTTAATTCGATTGTTTCTCATGAGAACATGTTGATGAACGAGAAGTATAAATCTAGTTATTCTTCTAAAGTCAATGCGTTCTTATTTATGGGAACAAACAGACCGGTAAAGATTACGGATGCTAAGTCTGGAATCATTCGAAGGCTTATTGATATTTCTCCTAGCGGTAACAAAGTACCAATCAATCGATATTTCGAATTGATGAGTCAGATTCGATTCGAGCTCGGAGCAATTGCATATCATTGTCGAGACGTGTTCGAGAATCTGGGTAAGCATTATTATGATGCATATCGTCCGGTTAGTATGATGTTCAAGACCGATGTGTTCTTTAACTTTGTTGAAGATTCATATTTGGTCTTTAGTCAGCAACCATGCGTCACTTTGAAGCAGGCTTATGATATTTACAAAGAATATTGTCAAGAAGCTAATGTTGAATACAAGATGCCTAAGTATAAATTCAGGGAAGAGCTAAAGAATTATTTCGAGAACTACTCTGAACGTGGTCGCGTTGACGACAAGCAGGTCTGGAATATATATTCTGGATTCCTGACAGAAAAGTTTGAACTTATCAAGAAGCTTGATGACGGTGCGGGAGAAGAGATAGAGACATCCGGACCCACCAGAATGGCCCTAGAAGCCTCTGAGAGCCTATTTGACGGCATGTTTAAGGATTGTCCGGCTCAATATGCCTCTTCCAACGAAACGCCCCTTAAAAAGTGGTCTGAGGTCTCCACAACCCTTAATGATATTGACACTCACCAGTTACATTATGTTAAGGTTCCGGAGAATCATATTGTCATTGATTTCGATTTGAAGAATTCGGATGGTGATAAGGACCAAGATTTAAATTTGGAAGCTGCTGCAAAGTGGCCTCCGACTTATGCAGAGTTCAGCAAAGGGGGTGCTGGAGTACATCTGCATTATATTTATGACGGAGATCCAAAGAAACTCAGTCGAGTATATTCTGAGGGTATTGAGATCAAAGTCTTTACCGGGAATAGTTCGTTACGTAGACGTTTGAGCAAATGTAACGATCTTCCTATTGCCCATATTTCTAGTGGGCTTCCCTTGAAAGGAGAGAAAGTGATTAATTTCAAAGCTGTGAAAAGCGAGCGATCACTTCGAGAGCAAGTAACAAGGAATCTTAATAAGGAGATCCATCCCGGAACCAAACCGAGCGTCGACTTTATTTATAAGATTCTTGAAGATGCATACAAGAGTGATCTCAAGTATGATCTTACTGATATGCGTCCGAAGGTTCTTGCATTCGCTAACAATAGCTCACACCAAGCTGATTATTGTGTTCGACTTGTAGCCAAGATGCATTTTAAGTCTGAGAACTATGAGAGTGATCCGTCTATTGATTATGACGATCAGAGAATCGTATTCTTCGACGTTGAGGTATTTCCTAATCTGTTCTTGATTAATTGGAAGTATGCTGGAGAAGATACGACATGCGTTCGTATGATTAATCCTACGCCTTCCGAGGTTGAGCAACTTATTAAGATGAAGTTGGTTGGCTTCAATTGTCGTAGGTATGATAATCATATTCTGTATGCTCGATATCTCGGTTATAGCAATCTCGAACTCTATAATTTGAGCCAGAAGATTGTAAACGGTAGTCGAAATGCCTTCTTTGGCGAAGCGTACAATATTTCGTATACTGACGTGTATGATTTTGCTTCCGCTGCTAATAAGATGAGTCTTAAAAAGTGGGAGATTAAGCTCGGAATCCATCACCAAGAGTTGGGTCTCCCTTGGGATCAGCCGGTTCCTGAAAGCAAATGGGTCCAGGTTGCAGAGTATTGTGACAATGATGTTATTTCCACAGAAGCTGTCTTTAATCATCTGAGTGGTGACTGGGCAGCACGACAAATTCTTTCTAAGATCTCTGGACTTAGTGTGAACGATACAACCAATCAGCATTCCACTAGGATTATCTTCGGTAACGATCGTCATCCTCAGGGCAAATTTGTATATACTGATTTATCTGAGATGTTCCCGGGATATAGTTTTGATCGTGGTAAGAGTTATTATCGTGACGAACTAGTTGGTGAGGGCGGATATGTTTATGCCGAGCCTGGAATGTATACAGATATTGCATTGCTCGATATTGCGTCCATGCATCCGAGTTCGATTGAAGCATTGAATTTGTTTGGTCCGTATACTCAGAGATTCAGTGATATTAAGCAAGCACGTATTGACATTAAGCACAAGGACTATGAGTTGGCCAAGACCATTCTGGATGGAAAGCTTGCCCCATTTGTTGAAGAGTTGGAGTCTGGTACTGCGTCATATACCAACAAGGATCTTGCTGCTGCGTTGAAGACTGTTATTAATTCGGTTTATGGATTGACTTCTGCTAAATTCGAGAATCCGTTTAAGGATCCTAGGAATATTGACAACATTGTGGCTAAACGTGGCGCACTGTTTATGATTAATCTTAAGCATGAGTGCCTTGATCGTGGTTGGCCGGTTGTTCATATTAAGACCGATAGCATTAAACTCGCTAATGCTACTCCTGAGATGATTCAGTTCGTGGTTGATTATGGCAAGAAGTATGGCTATAATTTCGAGCATGAAGCTACCTATGATCGTATGTGTATTGTAAATAACTCTGTTTATATCGCACATTCAAAGTGGGGCGACCATGCTGGCGAATGGACCGCTACAGGAGCGCAATTCGCTCAGCCATATGTGTTTAAGACTTTGTTCTCTAAGGAACCGATCGAATTTAAGGATCTTTGTGAGACGAAGTCTACTACTTCTGCGCTATATTTGGATATGAATGAGACTCTTCGAGATGTAAAGAAAGAAGAGGGAGAGTTAGCCAATCGGGTATTTAACGCAAAACTTGATTTGAGCGATCCGGAACAAAAGAAGAGACTTAAGCATCTTAATCCGGAATTCGAAGGTATGTCTGATGATGAGCTGAAGTCAATTATTTCTGAGGGACACTCGTATAACTTCGTTGGTCGTGTTGGTTCATTCTGTCCTATCAAGAAAGATTGTGGCGGCGGTCTTCTTGTCAGAGAGAAAGATGGAAAGTATTACGCTGTAACCGGAACTACTGGATATCGTTGGTTGGAATCTGAGACAGTAGAGCTCATGAGTAAGCAAGATGATATTGATCTTGGCTATTATAATGCTTTAGTTGATGATGCAATTAATGATATTTCAGAGTATGGCGATTTCGAATGGTTCGTATCCTTGGAGGATCCTAAGGAAATTGTTCCGCCTTGGTGTACTAAGCCAGAGCTCCGAGATCCTGATCTGAATCAGTGCGCTACTTGTTCTGAGAATTCTACTTGCGGATTGCTCAATTAGGAAAGGATATTTTTATGGACGATAAGGATACATCGTTTACGTCTTTGATTTTTGCATTAGTTATCATGCTTGCTGTGTGTTGGCTAATTTGTACTTTTGGTACATATTTGGTTTGTGTTTGTTTGGGCATTAACTGGGTTATGTCTTATGGCACAGCTGTGTTTGTTGGTTTGCTAACTATCAAAAGTGTACTTGTTTTGATGAAATAATTTTGAAAGGATTTTTATTATGAACAACCAGAATCGAGTTACTAATAACATCTCCATCGAGAATGCTCATATCATGTGGCGTAACTTTGCGGGAAAGCCTTCTCAGTATAATGCTCAGGGTAAGCGTAATTTCTGCGTTCAGCTGGATGAGGATCTTGCGCATGAGCTTGAGCGTGACGGTTGGGCGGTTAAGTGGCGCGAGCCTCGTGATCCTCAGGATACTCCGTTTGCATATTTGCAGGTGTCTGTGAGCTTCGATGTTATTCCGCCTAACATCTATACTGTCACTTCTCGTAATAAGACTCGACTTACCTCTGATACTGTTGATATCCTCGATTGGGCTGATATCTCTAACGTTGATCTTATTATTCGTCCTTACAATTGGGAGGTTAACGGTAAGCATGGCGTAAAGGCTTACGTCAAGGCTATGTATGTCACTCTCGATGAGGACGAGTTTGCTGATAAGTATTCTGATCTTTACGATAGTAATGAGAATTAATCTATATCCTCATCAAAGAAAAGCAATAAAAGAACTGAGGCCTGGCTCCATCCTTTGTGGTGGGGTCGGGTCTGGTAAGTCCAGAACTGCCATAGCCTATTATTTTTGCCAAGAGTGTGGTGGTAACATATCTTCTGATGGCGAGTTATCATCGATGATGAAACCAAAAGATTTATATATTATCACCACAGCTCGTAAACGAGATACCTTGGAGTGGGAAGATGAATGCTTACCTTTTTTGATAGGCAAGAAGGATTCTCCATATTCTATGAATTTTGTTGTGGATAGTTGGAACAATGTAAAAAAGTATCAGGATGTGAAAGATGCTTTCTTTATATTCGACGAACAGAGAGTGGTTGGTAGCGGTACTTGGGTAAAAGCTTTTCTTAAAATCGCTAAGAATAATCATTGGATTTTACTTTCTGCTACTCCTGGAGACACTTGGTCTGATTATATCCCAGTGTTTGTAGCAAATGGCTTTTATAAGAATCGAACAGATTTTCTTCGTCAGCACGCAGTCTTTAATCGTTTTACGAAGTATCCTAAGATCGATAGATACGTAGATTGTCGAAGGCTTGAAAAGCATAGAGATTCTATAACGGTTGAGATGCCTTTTAAGAAGCATACCGTTAGGCATATGATTGATGTGTTTGTCCCTTATGATGAAAGTCTATATTCGGTCATAAGTAAAGATCGATGGAATCCGTTTGAAGATCGCCCAATAAAAGATATCAGCGAAGTTTGTTATTCTATGCGCAAAGCAGTTAATTCTGATTCGGCTAGAATTGAACAAGTTATATCTTTGTTGGCGAAGAACCCAAAAGCTATTATTTTTTACAACTTTGATTATGAGTTAGAAATGCTTCGAACCATGTGCTTCGAGAATCATATTTCTTGGGGCGAATGGAATGGACATAATCACCAATCAATTCCAGAAGGAGACCGTTGGGTATATTTGGTTCAATACACAGCTGGTGCAGAAGGATGGAATTGCATAAAGACCAATGTTGTTATTTTCTATTCATTGAATTATTCTTATAAAATCATGGAGCAAGCCTCTGGTCGAATCGATCGAATGAATACTCCATATTTTGATTTGTATTATTATCGTCTTCGGTCAAGATCTAGTATTGACTCGGCTATATTTAAGACATTGATGAATAAGAAAACGTTCAACGAAAAGAAATTTCTTGGCGTATGAGGCTCGCGTAAAAATAACATGCTATAATAGAAGGAGTAGAATACGCCTAGGGGCTAAATCTGCTCCTTTTATTTTTCTGAAAGGTTTTTTATGCCAAAAGAAAATTCCTTTCAAGCACAACTCATAAAGGATTTGAAGATACTGTTTCCTGGGTGCATGGTTTTAAAGAATGATGCAAACTATATTCAAGGTATTCCAGATCTTCTTATTTTGTTTAATGATCGATGGGCAATGCTTGAATGTAAACGAACTAAAAAAGCATCGCATAGACCTAATCAGGAATATTATGTTAACCTTCTAGGCAAGATGTCTTATGCGGCATTCATATACCCTGAGAATAGAGAGGATATTTTGAATGAACTTCAACAAGCATTACGATCTTGAGGGTAAACATGCTTTTCTTAGTGCAAGTCAGCACGCTTGGGTTAACTATGATGAAGGCAAGTTGATTCGAGTATATTCTAATTTGCTGGCTGCGGCTCGAGGAACCAAACTTCATGAGTTCGCTTGTGAAGCTATTAAGCTGGGAGTTCGACTTCCAGATAATAAGCAAACTATTAACATGTATGTTAACGATGCTATCGGTTATAAGATGACTCCCGAGTTGGTTCTTAAGTATTCCAATAATGCTTTCGGAACGGCTGATGCTCTTTCTTTCAAGAAGGATCTTCTAAGGATTCATGATTTGAAAACTGGTAGATCAAAAGTCTCTATGGTTCAGTTGGAGATCTATGCAGCTCTATTCTGTCTAGAGTATGACGTAAAGCCAAATGATATTCAGATGGAGTTGCGGATTTATCAATCAAATGAAGTTCTGGTACATAATCCAGATCCTGATGATATTTTCCACATCGAAGACAAGATCATTTTGTTTGATCAGCGCATTGAAGAACTCAAGCAAGAGGAGGAATAATGAACAATGATGAATTAATGCATTATGGCACTCCTCGACATTCTGGTCGATATCCTTGGGGTAGTGGCGAGAATCCATATCAGTCATCTACTGGCTTTTATGGAATGGCTAAACAGCTAAAAAGCGATGGCATGTCAGACAAAGAGATCGCCGAATCCTTTGGCATGAGTACACGAGAGTATAAATCTGCATATTCTAATGCGAAGAATGAAGTTCGTGCAGCGAATCGTGCTGAAGCTCTTAGACTAAAGGATAAGGGGTATTCTAACACTGCCATTGGGCAACGAATGGGTGTTAACGAATCTACTGTTCGAAGCTGGATGGATGAAGATATTGCAGAACGATCAAGTATTTCTAAGAATACAGCAAAAGCTTTAAAGAGCGCTGTGGATGATAAGAAATATATTGATATTGGTGGCGGCGTAGAAAACCAAATGGGTATTTCTCGTACTGCTCTCGATAATGCAGTTAAGATGCTGAAGGATGAAGGTTATACCGTTCATTATATTCAGACCGAGCAACTCGGAACTGGTCACAAAACCTCTATTAAGGTTTTAGCTCCTCCCGATACTACATATTCTGAAGTTTGGAATCACAAAGCGGATATCGAGTTCCCTGGATTTCATTCTGAAGATAAAGGTCGAACCATCGATAAGATCGGAAAGCCTGTTAGTATTTCCTCAAAGCGCATAAAGATTAATTATGCCGAAGAAGGAGGAAAAGACAAAGACGGTGTTATCGAACTTCGTCGTGGAGTTGATGATATTTCTTTGGGCAAAGCCAAGTATGCTCAGGTTCGAATCGCTGTAGATGGTACCCATTATTTAAAGGGTATGGCTATGTATCGAGATGATATGCCCGATGGTGTTGACATTATATTTAACACCAACAAGGCAAAAGGCACTCCTATGCTCGGTGAAAAGGATAATTCAGTTCTTAAACCAATGAAGAAAGATCAGGATAATCCTTTTGGAGCAACCATCAAAGGTGAACGAGAGCTTATTCTTGCTCAGCGATATTACACCGATAAGAATGGAAAGCGTCAACAGTCTGCGCTTAATATCGTGAATGAGGAAGGCGATTGGAATACATGGCGAAAGAGTTTATCTTCGCAGATGTTATCCAAGCAAAGTCCTATGCTGGCTAAGAAGCAGTTAAAACTTGCTTATGATCTTAAGCAGGATGAGTTTGATAGTATTATGAAACTCGAGAATCCTGTTATTCGTCAGCAACTTCTTGATAAATTTGCGGATGGATGCGATTCTGCATCCGTTCATCTTAAGGCTGCTGGTCTTCCTCGTCAAGCATCAAAGGTTATTCTTCCATTTCCTTCGATGAAAGAAAACGAAGTTTATGCTCCGTCATTTCGTGATGGCGAGGAAGTTGTATTAATTCGATATCCTCATGGTGGAACGTTCGAGATTCCACGACTTAAGGTAAACAACAAAATTCCAGACGCAAAGAAGACTCTTCACAATGCTCAAGATGCTATTGGCATTAACGCCAAAGTAGCTGAGCGATTATCCGGAGCAGACTTTGATGGCGATACGGTTCTTGTTATTCCTACAAGCACAGCTAAAATTAAAACTTCCAAACCCTTGGATGGTTTGAAGGACTTCGATCCGCAAAGAGATTACAAAGCATATCCAGGTATGCCTGAAGTAAAAGGTTCAGGTTTTAATAAGCAGCAACAGATGGGTAATGTCTCGAATCTTATTACTGATATGACCATCAAAGGTGCTACACCAGATGAATTAGCTCGTGCCGTTCGTCATTCCATGGTTATTATTGATGCTGAGAAACATAATCTTAATTACAAACAATCGGCTATTGATAATAATATTGCTGAGTTAAAAAAGAAATATCAAGGCGGCAGTAATCGCGGAGCTTCTACGATTATTTCTAGGGCCAGTGCTACAGCATATGTTCCTGTTCGTAAGGAATTGACGAACACAAAATATATGACTGATGATGAGAAGAAGCGATATTCTAAAGGCGAAAAAATATATCGCGAAACTGGCGAAACTTATATTTCTAAGAAGACCGGAAAAGAAATAAAACGTATTTCTAAATCCACAAAAATGGCCGAGACTTCTGATGCGAATACTTTATCTTCAGGATATTTAATCGAGACTGTATATTCTGAACATGCCAATAAATTAAAGGCCCTGGCAAACAAGGCTCGAGCTGAGTCTAGATCTACAGATTATATTCCATATTCAAAAGAAGCGCATGTAAAATATAAAGATCAAGTAGATTCTTTAAATTCTAAGCTAAATATAGCATTGAAAAATAGGCCTCTTGAACGTAAGGCCCAGCTTATAGCCAATGCTAAGGTTAAGAATGTATATGCGGCCAACCCTGATATGGATTCAGATGATCTAAAGAAGCTTAAAGGTAGGTGCTTAACAGAAGCCCGCTTACAGACCGGTGCTTCTAAGCAACAGATTAAGATAGAGCCTAAAGAATGGGAAGCTATTCAGGCTGGTGCTATCTCTACTAATAAGCTTAAGTCTATTGTACAGAACTCAGACCTTGATGTACTAAAGCAATTAGCTATGCCTCGTGAGATGCGTGGTGTTACACCAGCACAAGAGTCAAGGATCAAGGTTCTTGAGAGTCGTGGGTACACTCTTGCAGAGATAGCTGATGCTGTTGGTGTGTCTACTGGTACTATTACCAATGTACTGCAAGGATAGAAAGGAGAATGACATGGTGATGCTTACTACTGTTGACAATCCTTTTGATCCTATCACACAGTTCGATGATTGGTATGAGTATGATGAGTCGAAAGGCTATTGTACTTCTGGGTATGTGGCTCGAATAGCTAAGACTAGTGATGATCTATCGAAGAATGATCAAGACCTAGCCATCCAGGCGGCTATCGATGAGATTATTAGCATGAATCCTGATGGTTTTTATAAAAAAATAACGGATTCTGCATAAAAAATAAGACATTTTATATTGTCTTACCGGGGAGGGAGGGGTCTCTCGCGAAACTACCCCCTCCCCACAT